TGCAATTGGCGGAGGGGGAGTCGAATACTTGGACCTATGATGCGATACAACGAAAACGCGCAACGTAGGCCAATTGGCGGGCATCACTTTCTTGATCGCGGGCAGATTATCAGGGCGGACACGTTTCGAGAGTTGGTGCAGGCGATACAAGATTATCGCGTTTCCAACTCATGGCCGCTGGGTGATCCAGAAGCCGATGTGCTTGAGCACTACGCCAAGGTTGCCCCATGGCTGGTTGTGGAAGATGGAGAGCCTGTTAAGGCGCGGGGTATTCCTGAGCACGTTAAGCCTTTGTTTATTTGGTTAAACGACGTTAAGCAGAGTGGGGGCACAGGGCTTTGCACGAAGGCGGAGGCGAAAGAGCGTTGGGCGGGGTGTGTTGGCTGTAAGTATTCGTCGGAAATAGATTGGGACTACTCGCCAGAAACCAGCAAGATGCAGGTGGATGCGGCTATTATACGCAGGATGCAGAAGAGCCCGGTGGAGAACTCGTATTGTCGCCTGCACAAGTGGGCAACGGGTGTGGCGGTGTTCCTTGCCAAGCAAAAGGTGAGCCCTGCGAATAAGGAGCGTTCACCGGATGGTTGCTTTGTGCTTAAACTTTAGTCGGCGTCGCCCAATGGTTTGCCATAAAATCAAGCAGATGCAGCTCGTCATCGCCCATCGTAGGACGGCCCGCTTTTTTGGCATCGGCGCGACTCATGTTTACGCAGTCGTGGACTGTGGCGCGGCATTCTATGTGAGCGTCTAGGTCGTTGCCTTCTGGCCCGCAGGCAAGACGGGGCTCTACCCATTCAAGTTTTAGGGTGTGTCGCTGTTCTAGCATTTGTTCAGTAGTCATGTGGTGGTTAAGCTTTAGGTAGCCGCCTAGTAATCTCGCGTCGAATCGCCGAAGCTGCGCGCACCGCCGCGTCGCTGTCCGAGGCTTTGGCCCTGCGGTATGCGGCTGCTAGTTCATCGGCTGATAGTGAGGCCAAGAGTTCGGCGGTAAAGGTTTGGTCATTTGTGTTCATGGTGTGAGTAGGCTATGGCTTTATTTGGTCAGGATTGTAGCTGGCGAGGTGTTCTGCGAATGCGTTTGGCGGTAGCCCGCAAAACTCGGTAATCGTCCTTGGCGGCGAGCACTTGGCCCGCAGCATGTCGCCTAGCTCGGTGATTGACCGGATGCCCCATTTGTCGCCTTCGACGGCGTGCTCGTCGTAGCCGATCTGACGGCAAAGGTTCTGCAAGTGGGTGTGGTCGTGAGCCCAATCATCGCACTCGTTCTTGATAATCTTTTTGAGGTCTGCGATTTGGGCGCGGAGGCGTGCCCTTTCGCTTTCCCATTGTGAAAGCATGTGGTTGTGCTCGGCGGCGGATACGACGAGGCCAGGGCCGTCTTGTTGGTGGATGAGGAGGCCGTCGGGGGTGGTGGTCATGGCTGATTATGTTATTTAGTGTCTTTCCAAGGTTTGGAATACGCTTCGAGCATTCCTCCGCCGATAGAGCGAACTTTGATTTCGCGTAAAGATCCGTTCAGGAAGAAGGTGCGGTCGCGCTTGTCCAAAAACTGTTTCCATTCTTTGCGGGTTAGCGTAGTTGTAGCGGCTGGCATTGAATAAATATGATTAATGTTCATGCGCGGGTGCTCACTTTCTTACCCCCACTGAAAGTAACGCGGCTATGTCCCGCAAGGTTTGCAGCGGTAAATCGAGGGGGCCATGAGCAGCAAACTTAGCTCGTATGTCCACTGTTAGCCATGTTGTTTCTCGCTCAATGGCGTATTCCTCCTTTGTCTCGTAGAGCGCGCTAGACGCCAAGCAGTCGGTGACTTCGTTCCATGTATCTAGGTGATGCTTTACGGCAAAACGCCCGCTGCATCCGGGGTGCTCACACTCAAAGTATTTTCGCCCGACTAGCGAGACGCGAACGGGCGTTAGAATTTGAGGGGAGCGGCGAGCGGCATTGCCGACGTTAAGCGAAAATAGGGTTTCACCCAAGATAGGTTTTCTTTTCATGTGCGTGTAGGTTTTAGTTCTTGCCGTGGTTCAACGGACAGTGGATAGATTTCAGTTGAGAGAAAGGGGAAGTGCGGGGTTTATAGGTTCTCCTCGAAAAGTTCAACCCTAGGGACGTAACACTTCTAAACGTCCTCTCACTATTTTACGTTGGTGAACTGGCCATTGGGTAAGCGGCGAAGCTTAACCTTCATTCGTTTACCGTCGAAGATTTGCCGGTCAACCCAAGCGGTGTCGTAGCCTTTCTGGTATGCCTCTTGCAGTTTGATTTTGACGATTACCCAAATTACCAAGGACGCGGTTGTTGGGAAGACGACTATCAGAAAGAATAGCATTTCTTTGGACATGGCGTAGGGATAAGCTGGTGTGGTTGGTGGCGTAAAGGAAGTAAGCGAAAAATCACCCGCAGTAATTGTCGAAGCGGGTTATCGTGTTGGAAAAAGCGAGGTTCACGTCGCCTACCTCCCCATTGCGGTTCTTGTTAATCATTAGCCCCATCAGGTTAGATGCGGTCTGGAACTCGTCGCCTTCTGCTTTGGGCCGGTAGAGCATCATCACCACGTCGGCATCCTGTTCAATTGCGCCGGACTCGCGCAGGTCGGACAGGCGGGGCTTGCGGTCGCCTTTCTCGGAATCGCGGTTAAGCTGGGCAAGGACCATAACGGGGATGTTCAGTTCCTTGGCCAATGCCTTGAGCCCCTTGGAAGCTTCGGCAACCTGTTGCTCACGGGGCGAGCGGGGATTGGCGGGGGCGATGAGCTGCATGTAGTCAACCACGATAAGGGAGAGCGGTTTCTTGGCGTGGAGCCTGCGGGCCTTGGCGCGGATCTGCATCACGGTGGGACTGGAAGCCTCGTCAATGTAGAGCCGGGACGCCATAAACTCTTTCTCGGCTGCTTCCAGGCTGTTCAGGTCGGAGGCGGAAAGCATGCCAGCGCGAATCATTTTCTGGTTCACGCGCGCTCGGGATGAGGCCAAGCGTTTTCCAAGTTCTACGGCGGACATTTCCATGGAGAAGACGAGGCAGTTTCCTTGGGCTTTACGGCCATGGAGCGGTAAGGCTACGGCTTCGGCTATGTTCATGGCGAGGGAGGTCTTTCCGCAGGAAGGACGGCCTGCCAGAACTATCATTTCAGACCCCTTCATACCCCAAAGGATTTGGTCAATGTCTTTAAGGCCGGTGGAAAGGCCGGTCATGGCTCCCTTGTCCTTGGCCATTTGCTTAAAGGTGGCAACGGCTGCGGACACGCAGGCACCTGCATGTTCAGCCCCGTCTTGAACGCGGGTCTGTGTGACGGCAAATATGTCGGACTCGATTTTATCCACGAACTCGGCAATGTTTCCGGTGTAGCTGTAACAGCCTTCTACGCCTGCGGTGCATACACGGATCATCTCGCGCAGTAGGGCAAGTTCCCGGACTTTCTCGATGAAGTAGGACACGCCTGCCGTGGTGGGGACGCGCCCGCTTATGCGGGTAAGGTAGGCGTAGCCGCCAATTTCATCTAGCTGCTTGGAAGTTTTGAGTTCTTCGGCTAGAACGGAAACGTCAATGAACTTGGCTGTGTTATAGATTTCAAGGAGTTTTTCGTAGCAGACGCGGTTGGCCGGGATTAGAAAGTCAGTGGGGGCAACCTTGCTTTCGATGCACTTGGAGATTACGTCCGCGCCGTCCAGTAAGCAGGCGGAAAGCAACTGCTCTTCGGCCTCAACGGAATGGGGGGGGACGCGGCCTAGGTTGGATTGTTGGGTCATGGGCGGGTGGTGGTGGTTAAACGGGGCAAAACCTCACTTATAGTTGTTGTTTTGACTACGCGATAATTTGAGCATACTTTTGTATGATCGGAATCACGATACTGCTTTTCCTTTTCTCGGACATAGCTCAGGCTTTCGCTGGAGCAGATTAGCCGCCATACGCCTTCGGAAATTTCTCCATGTAAGTCATAGATAACGTCAACGTCTGTTGACGCAGGTTGGGGGTTTTGAGCTGTGGTTGGCATTTTGATTAAGCGACGGAGGCAAAGTTAGTGGCCTTAGAGCGATTCATTGAGCTTATGAGGCTGTCCTGATGCTCTCGGGGAATAACAGGCCAAGGAAGGGCTGCGTTGGGCATTCCAGGGGCATAAGGGCAGGTCGGCATATCGGAGGCTACAAATTCACGCCAGTTTGCGGGTTCGGGCAAGCAAGTAAGCGGTTTTGGCGGGGATTGGTAGGATGACGGATTTTGCTTAAACCAAGAACGGGCCTTGTCGATCTCGCCATTCCAGTTATTTACGAGGGCGGCTAGGTGGTGGCGGGAAAAGGTCTGATCCTGCGGAAGCTTGTAAAAGCGTTCAAGCAATACCCAATCCTCTTCGGGCGTGGCTGAGATGGCAGCTTTGCTGTTTCGGAACGCGGTTAGCTCATTCTTGGTCGCTGGCGTGGCGGGGCGGCGATTCACCAAGGCTTCGGCGCGAAGTTGTAGCGGGCCTTTGGCGGGGTCGGGCTTGTCGGGCTTGTCGGGCTTTGGCGGCTTGGGTGCTTGGGGCTTGGCTTCAACGAGAGGGGGGGGAAGCGGGGAACCCGCGCTTGTCTTTCTCTCTGTCTTAGAAGCCTCTGAATCTGCATTATCTGCTTTTCTATCTGTGTCTGCTATATGCACTCCAACCATTACATCACCGTTACCAACCATTACATGAGCGTTACCAACCGTTACATCACCGTTACCAACCGTTACATCGGGTGACTGATCGGGCAACGCATTCCTTACCCTGTATCGCTTAACCCGTTCAGCGTTGGCGACTTTAGCATCCTCCCTGCTTGCCATGTTGCGATACTTGGCGTGATTGAGTAATTCCCATCCTCCTGCAATAACACCAATGCGGCGACCTTCTTGATCGGGAGTGCGGGAGTATTTGTCTGGTGCGAGAAATTTATTTACGGCTTCTTCGCAGCATTCAATGGGCACGTTTGCCACTCGGGCGAGTCCGGGAATTGAGGCGTGAACCTCACCGTGCTGATCTGCTAGGGCAAGCATGGTGATCCATACGATGCGCGTTTCATGGGCCTCACTCCAGATGGTTGAGGTAATAATTGAATCGAACAGTTTTGTGTAGTTGGGCATATTCATTTCATGTAATGGTCAAGCATTACGGTCAAGCAAGGAAGTGAGCAAAAATTAAAGTAAGGTTGTCTGCGCGGTTTCGCGGGCGATGCGCTCTTTAGCCGCTGCAAAATAGTCCGCGTCGATTTCGCAGGCGGTCAGGTGCATCCCGGCGCAGTGGGCTGCAATGGCGTGCGAGCCCGATCCAAGGTGCGTATCTAGGATGCGTTGGCCGGGGATGGCGTAGTTGGCGAGAAGCCAGCGGTAGAGAGCGACCGGCTTTTGGGTCGGGTGGATTCTTTTCTCCTTGTTACTCATGTCTCCTTGGAGCATTCCATTCCAGCGATACCTAAAGCAATCAATTCTAAGCCCGAATGAATGGCTGGCCAGCTCGCATTTACTGAAAGTGCTAGAATCGTTTTCTTTGTCCCAAACAATCCGACCAACACTAGCGATGTGTTTTGCGTAATAATTGCACCCCCATATAATTTGATTTTTAGAAACTCGGGCAACCTCATTAAAGTATTCTGCATCTGGAACATGCCAATTTTTTTGTTTGGTTGGGAAACGAGTTATTCCTTTTTTGGTGGTATCCGCGCCTGCATAATTTGGCTTTCCGTATTCTGCAAAATAAGGCGGGTCAGTTATAGCCAGGTCAAAATGGTTATCGGGATAGCGAGCCATAAGCTCCATGCAGTCCTCGCAGCTTAGGTTGAGTGAGCCAACGGCAACGGCGGCATGGCGGGGAGTGGCTTCCGCGCCGTTGCTTTCAAGGGAAAAGGTTTCAGTAGTGGTATTCATGGTTTGTGCGTGGGAGGCAAAGTTCTTAACTTACTTTCGTAGAATAATGCTTTGTCAAACAAGTAAGCCTTGCACGTTTCTTTAACGTAGGCACGCAAGTTTTCGCCCGTTTTGCCTACGGTAAACTCGGTTAAACAGCGATATTCCCCAATATTCCCCGCGATTACGGCAATGTCCGCGTGAAACTCACAAAAAGCTAGGGCGTGATTAAAAAAGATTTGACTACGTGTTTAGCCATTCCCAAGGTCTGCTTAACAAATGAAAGACGATTTTCTCGATGATGGCGACGGCGGGGCAAGCGACGACATGGGCAATGGCCCGGACTTGGAGGCTGGCAAAAAGATTGAAGAGGGGCGCGTCGTTACAAGCGGCAAGCAAGCCTTCGACATTTGCGAACGGCTAGTGCAGGATTGGGACAAGGGCGTGTCTCATGCTGCCGCGATTACGAGCAAGCTGAACGGGGACCGCCCTTACAACGCCCGCACCCTTAAGAACCAAGGCAAGGCTTGGAAGACCAATATCTCCACAGGCTTCCTCTCGACTGAGTGTAATAAGATTCCCCCGCGCTTCTACATGCCGGTGTGTCAGGCCAAGTATCTGACAGCCGCGCAACTGCCAATTGGCTGGCCAAACGGAATTGAGAAGGATCAGTTCTTCCGCTCGGCAATCACTGAGGCCATTCGCTCTTGGAAGAAGTGGAATTTTTTCATTCGTGGGTTGTCCCGCGAGGTCGGCATTTTTGGCGTAGGCTATGCGGCCTACTTTGACAAGTATGAGTGGCGTCCGTCACTGGTCCGCATGGACAAGGGCTTTGTGCCCACTGGCACGGAAATCATGGACGAGGACATTGGGTTTTTCTGTGTGAAGTGGGACTACAAGCCTGGTGAGCTGATTGCGCTTCTTCGGAAGAACAAGGAGGCCGGGTTAAAGGAATGGGACGAGGACTCGGTAGTTGAGGCGGTCAATGAGGCTTCGCCTGTGGCAGCGGATCAGTCCCGTTCTGAGGAGCGTTCTTACGAGGAGCTTATTCGCCAGTCGGTTGAGAGCTATTCCTACGCAAAGGGGAGCAAGCTGGTGAAGACCTATCACCTATTCGCCCGTGAGTTTAGCGGCAAGGTAAGCCATTACATCATCTTGCGGGACAGTAAGGGTGATTCTATGAAAATCCTCTACCGCAAAGAGGATGCCTATGACTCCATGAATTACGTGTGTGTGCCCATGGTGTTTGACTATGGCGACGGCACGATTCTTGGTAGCTGGGGCGGCGGTCAGATTCTTTTCGACATGTCTATCCAAGTGGAGAAGATTCGTAACGATTCGATTGATAACTTACGCAACCAGAACAAGCTAAAGATTCAAGTAGCCGAGGCCAAGGACGCCAATGCGGTTAAGCTACTGGTCAATGACACGATGATGATTGTGTCGGGCGGGACGTTCAATGGTGCGGCTGCGGCCCTACCGCAGAATGTGGAAGCCTACATGAGTCTGGACGTCCAGATGACGCGGTTGGCGCAGGAAAAGATTGGTGCTTACGTGCCTCCTATTCCCTTGGCCCCATCGGACATTAAGGCTGCACAGGTCAATGCGGCAGTTGCCAAAGAGCAGGAGATTCAACAGGCATTGTTGGATAACTGGTTAATGCAGGTTGCCGGGTTGATTAACACGATTACGCTTCGTTTAACCGATCCTGATTCGCCGGATGCGGACGCGAAGAAGCTGCGCGAGAAGTTGCTTACCAAGCTGACTGAGGAAGAGATTGTGATTTACGTCACGCAGCCGAGCATCCAGACGATTCTCGACTTCACCCCCTTTGCCGCGCAACAGCGTGCGCAGTTTGCCGCGAGCAAGGCCAATAACCCGCTTTACAACCAACGCGCATTGGAGCTGGTGCAAGCGGAGGCGGCTGGTGGCATGCACTTTGCCGCGAACGTGCTACTGCCGGAAGGCGATCAGTCCATGATTCTCGACGCACAGCGCCAGCAGACCTTGGAGAACGCCGCCATGATGCTTGGAATGGCCGTTCCAGTCCTTCCCGTGGACAATGATTGGGTTCACGCCCAGGTTGTTGAGTCGGGTATTCCAAACCTGATTCAAGGTGGCAAGTTGGACATAGCTCAGTTGGCCCTTCAACATTACGCCGCGCACTACATGCAAGGCGTGGCGAAGAAGCAATGGCCCAAAGAAGAGATTAACGGGAGCAAGAAGAAGATTGCGGACTTCGAGAAGGCTTTGAATGACGCGATGCAGGCGCAGGCACAGCAACAGCAGGCCGAACAGGGTCAGCAAGGGATGCCACAGGGTCAGCCAATGGTGTAAGGAACAAACCAATAACAAAAATATACCATGGGCGTCACAACTATCAGTTTTCTCCTGTCACATTCTCTCTTACTATCAGTAGCTTACGGCCCTGATATTGGGACGGGCGGTCATGCTCTCGTTTTTACTGTCATAAGTATTCTAACTGTCCTGTTTGTTATGTATGCGATTAAGGACTAACTATGACAACCACCAATAAAGTTAAGCGAGTGCCCGATAAGATCAGCGCAGAGTTTGAGTTTTACTTGAGTTACCCCACGCCGTTTGCTGAGTTACGCCCTACGCCTCCTGACCCCGATGGATTCTCGCCGCTTCAATGCTATTACTACCATGATAGCAGGGGGATAGACCTACCTTGTAATGAGCCGGTTGCGCTTAATCGGGCGCTCAATGGCAAGAAGGGGATTAACCTGCAAATCCTTATGTGGGTTGAGGGTTGCCTAGAGGGGACATTTTTCCCTTCCGAGTTTTACGACCTTTGTAAGACTTATCCAGCATGGGTTTGGAAGAGCTTCTTGAACCAGCTACATAAAGAACGCCTTTCCAAGTTCGGATGGATACCAACATTTATGAAGGAAAAGGGTATTCTTTATCTTTTAGAACCTTACACTTTTAACCAATGACAAACATTATAAAAAACAGATTTCTTAGGTTGGTGCTATGGCTTCGATTCCGTGCTGCGAATTTACCCATAGTTCCCGCACATCTACGTGCGAAAATATTAGGGGATTCATATCGTATGTTTGATCGGGGATGGCCTGCTCTATCTAAGGATAAAACTCCGTATTCGATTAGGTCGGGGGTTCGTGTGGTGTCTAAGATAGAGCTGGATGCTAAAATCCAATCTCTTCCAGATTCTCCCGCTAAATCGGCACTCATTTCAATGCGTAATACCTGCTATGACAACTGAACTAAGTAAGAAAGGGAGGATGGCTATTGCCAAATTCCTGACAACTGAGGCGGGTGAGGAGCTAAAAGGCTTCCTCGCCTACCTCGCGCCGTCCGTGTCGGTTAGCCCCGACGCGCACGTTATGCACTTCACAAGTGGGCAGACCCAAGGATGGGGCCAATGCGTGAAAGAGCTAGAGAAGCTTTCTACCCTAAAAGGTATGGAAGAGGGCAACGAGACAGATTATCAAATGGAACGCTAGAACCAACAAATTTATGGCCGAAAATATACTTGAACAAGTAATTCAGCAGGACACGCCGCCTGCTTCCGACAATAAGGTATCCCAAGAGATCATCCAAGACGGCAAGGGCTCGACCCCTTCCAGTGGAGAAAAAGCACTTGAGGGGATTTTCGATTCATTCGCAAATGGCGATGACCCCTTTGCCGGTGCCAAGGCGGATGATGCCGTCGTCGTGGACGACTTTGGCGATGGCAAGCCTGCCGTTAAGGTAGATGAAGTGCCTGCGGTAGTTGTTGAGGACAAGCCCGTGGCGGTGGTTGGGGAAAAGCCTGCCGTGGTTGCAGATGACTTTACCGATTTGACCGATGAGGACTTGACCCCCTCGCCACTGGATAAGCCCAAGACTGCCCGCCGCATCAACGCTTTGCTGGACAAGGTAAAAAAGACGGCTAATATCGTGGCTACTACCAAGGCTGAATTGGCCGAGAAAGCTACCAAACTGGCAGAGCTGGAGAAGAAGCTGAATGAGTCGGGTAGTTCTAATCCCGAGGTCCAGAAGCAAGTGGATGAGCTGTCCATGTATCGCCGCCGCTATCAATTGGAGACCGACCCCGAGGTTAAGACCAAGTTCGATGACGTGATTGCTTCGCGGGAAGTGGACATTGTGAACCTGCTCAAAGACAACAGTGCGGGCGAAGGGCTGATTAACCTGATTACCTCTGAGGGCGGACTGGTCAAGTTTGCCCGCCTGAACAAAAGCTACAAGCTAGCCGATGGATCAAGCGTGAGTGCGAAGGCTTTGTTTAACCGAATCCGCGATTCTCTTACCGAGACTAACCCTGCCGATGCCTTGGCGTTGGATGCGGCTATTCAAGAGCAATCCCGGCTAAGTTCAGACAAGATCCGCTACATTGAGAGCGAGAAGGCCCGTGCCAAGGAGTATTTTGGCGAACAGGAAAAGGCCCAACAGGAACGCTCGGTAAATATCAAGACGAAGATCGACACGTTTCTTTCCAAGATGGCAACTGAGGATAACGACTTTAAGGAATTGGCTATTCCAGCGGACGCTACGCCCGCGAAGATTGCGGAACTCAAGGAAGAGAATGTTTACCGCAAGCAACTGCGCGACATTGCCAAGTCGTCTATTGGGATTACCGATGACGAGTATCTGAACATGGTGCGCGACTCGACGCTCCTCTACCCGGTTAAACGCTCACTGGCCCGCAGCGAAGAGCGCATTAAGGCACAGGACGCGGAGATTGCCAAGCTTAAGGAGGACTTGGACAAGGTGCGTGGTGCCTCCTCGACCGTGCCTAAGCGCGGGGTTATCTCCACGTCCAAGGCGGACGCGCCGAAAGCTACCAAGGCCAAGACACTTGAAGAAGAGTTCGACGCTATTGGCGGAGAATAACACCATGCCCACCCTAATCAATAAGGTGTTGGCCAAGTGCGAAGAGCTTGGGCCAGCGGAAGCGGCTAGATACTTTGGAGTAACCCCCCAAAGTATTTACAACTGGCGCAAAGGCAAAAGCTCGCCGTCCATTGAGGCGATTGAGCATGTGCTTGAAGATGAGGCCAAGATGAAGCCGCATGACGTCATCCACTGGACCGGGCGCAATGTAATGGTGCTCCTGCCCGTTTACCGGAATGTCTCGATTGAGACCCACTACACCCTGTTTGCCAACTATGCCAAGTATGGGCCGGAAAAGATCGGCATTATGATTGAGAAGCGCACGCTTATCCATGAGAGCCGGAATATCTTGGTGGACAAGTTTCTCAAGACAGATGCGGAGTGGTGTATCTTTTTGGACGACGATATGATTATGCCGTTTGGCAACGAGGCTTTGTTTACCCAAAGGTATCGCTGCAATATCCCGTCTAAGTTTACGTCGCAAACTGCGTTTAGCCGGATAATGTCGCATGATGTGGATAAGCCTATTGTCGGCGCTCTCTACTTTGGGCGGCATGAGTTTGGCCGTGGTCAATGCGCGGATGGGTTTGCGTCTGACGTGGAGAATGCCGTCCTGCATGACTACAATCAGATTGGCGGACTACGGGAACAGCGTTGGGTGGGGACGGGCATGATGCGTATTCACCGCTCGGTTATGGAAAAGATGAAGGCTGCGGCTGAAACTGAATGGCCGCATATCCTGCCAATGAACAATGAAGGGCAACCCGAGAAGCCGGTTGGCTACTTCACGCCTGACGTTGTAGGCCAAGGTGAGGATGTGGCGTTCTGCCTTCGTGCCGGTAAGCTGGGCATCCCTATTTACTTGGACACTGGTTTGGTTTGTTTGCACACGGGCGAAACGCACTTTGGCCCGCATAACACTCGTTAAGTTACTTCTAATTAAAATCTTATGTATATTGTAAATGATAGACTGGTCCGGTATAGCGTAGTTGTCGCCAAGATCATTCCGGCAAAGGGAAAGAAGCGGGAGTTGGTTGCGCAGATTCAGCAAAGCGCGCTCGACTCCTGGTTAAACGCGGCAAGTAAAGTCGTGCTCTTAAACAGGCCCGAGGAGATTCCGTATCTCAACGTAAAAGGTGCGATGTTTGAGGAAAAGTATGCGGATTCTCCTACGGTTATTTCAGCAATGGCCGTGCTGGGCGAGGAGTTGCCTGATAGTGGCTATGGTGTTCTGGTTGAGGACAGGGTTATCTTGGAACCAAAGGGCGCGCACGTTATGAACAACGTCAGGCTTGAGGCGCAACTGAGCAAGGCGTGGGTTGCCGTGGCGGACGTAGATGTTGAGGACTTGGACGGCACTTTGCACGGGACAGGCGGGGCGGTGTTCTGGATCAGCAAGACAGTGGCCCGCTACCTCAAGGAGAGTTGCAAGAATCCGCCGCTACTGGAAAACTATCCGGTGTGGGCGTCGTGGTTGCAGGATGAGATTAAGGCCAAGGTGTTTGGGCATAGATACTTTGACGCCAGCCAGCATAACTTGGCCAAGGTAGTTGTGGTTAAGGGATTCGATGTGGTCGAGCTTACCATGCCATTTACCAAGCACTAAAATGAGAACCGATATTCTACTTGTAACCTACCGGAAAGACTATGATTGGGCGGTGCTTTGTTTGCGCTCCATTGAGAAGTTCGCGTTTGGATTTGGGGGCGTAACATTGGCGTGTCCGGTGGACGACGAAGCAATCTTCGTGGCATTGGCAGCGAAGCATAGCCGGTCCGACCTGCCAATTCTGGTGAGGAGCTATATTCCAAAGAAGGGGTATGAGTTCAATCATCATCAGGTAATGAAGTGCTACTCCGATGTGCTGTGTCCAAAGGCTGACTACGTGCTGCATATTGATTCGGACTGCATCTTTACGGACTTGGTGGCCCCGAATGACTACTTCAAGGACGAGAAGCCATACCTGTTAATGCGGATGTATCAGCATAGCGAGCCGTGGTATATCTGGCGGAAGCCAACTAGCCTGGCGCTGGGGGTGGCGTGTAACTATGAGACTATGGTAAGGCACCCTGCCGTTCATCCCGTGGCGACATATCGGGACTTGCGCGGATACATGGAGACGCTGCACGGCATACCCTTTAGTGAGTGGGTGCTTAAGCAGTCGGGGAATTACCCGGCCTGTCACTTTTCGGAGTTCAACACGCTTGGCAGTTACGTCCTGATTGCCTGTGCGGAGCGATACGAAGTGATTGACACCGACAAGGTAGAGCAACCGCCAAGTAATTTGGTCCAAGGGTGGAGTTGGGGCGGGGCGGACAAAGCAAAGCAAGACTATGAAAAAATCCTCTCGCGGTAAAATCTTGCTCAACATGCAAATGTCCCCCTTGGACTACAATCAGGGGGTGGCGTTGCTTAAGCTTATCTGTGATTTAGAGGACGGGAAACGCGAGGATGTGATTCTCATGCTCACCCATCGCTATGACATGAAGGTTGATCCCAACTTGGTGAGTGCGGTTAAGCAGAAGTTTCAGCATGTGCTGACCCATGTTACCGAGCGGAAAGGCAACGGCTGGCCCGCTGGTCCCAATGCCATGATGGGGGATAGCTACTTGGCGGCGATAAACATGCAGCGCAGGGGCTTGGATATAGACGCGGTGATGTTCATGGAGTGTGACTGCGTGCCATTGGCCAAGGATTGGATAGACCAACTCAAGGCCGAGTGGGATAGTTGCCGTGAAGCGGGGAAGAGCGTCCTTGGCGCTTGGCTGGAAGTGGGGGATGCGGGAGGTAAGCATATTAACGGTAACTGCATTATTGCGGTGGACTACTGGCAGAAGAACCGGGGCATACTGAACTCGCCGGAAAACATTGGGTGGGATGCCTACCACGCGAATAGCATGTGTGCGGAAGGTTTGGCTAGCAGACTTATTTACTCGGACTATCGGCTAGGGACTGCGGATAATCCGTGGAAGGGAGATGCGTATCTATGGGAAGCCAAGGGATATGGGACTGTAACTAATCCGTTTTTCGGGGAAAAACTATTCCCGGTGTGGCTGCATGGGGTGAAAACTTTACAGGGGATAGAGGCAGTGTGTAAAAAACTATTGACTTCCGGTTAAATGTAAGTTCTAAGTGTGTGCGTGCCAGTTGGAGATTCGCGGTTGTAGGCACAATTCGCCGCAAGTCGCTAGAGTAAAACATGGCCCCTCATACGGAGGGTAAATGATTGTTCCAGTCGCCAAGGAGCAGGAGAATATGGACCCGGTAATTCGGTGCTTCGGTTCCTGTCCTGTAAGCGCACCAACAACAATTCATTCAAGTTTTCATCATGGCTACTTCATACTGCGATCTGACCCCGGCACAATACTCCCAGGGCATCGCCAATCAGGTTTCAACTCTTCGGAACGATGTTATTCGCTTCCTCGCGCTCAACGACCCCTACGCCAATCTTATCGAAGGTGGCACAACCGCAAATAACTCGGGCACGGAAATCCGCACCTTGGTTACTAACCGCATGGTTACTGGCCAGAGCCTTACCGCTCCCGCCTTTTCCGACACCATTGACAACTGTAATACTACTGGTCCTGCCGCCAAGAACGGCCAGACTGAGTTTACCACCAAGCTCCGCACCCTGCGTGGCGAAGGTCCGGTCATCTGCTTGAATCAGGCTCGCTACTCTGTTCTGGATTCTTACCGCGTTGCGGAGATGAATCTTAAGGATGCAGTGAAGTCCCTTAACTCGGCTGACATTCGTTCGCAGCTCCTCACCCTTTCCGGCGTGAAGGCAGTTGTGAAAACTGGCGATACCACCCTTGGCCAAGTGCTTACTGGTGGCTACAATCAGGTTGCTGTCAACTTCCGTGGCGGTCTCCCCTCCCAGCCGGTCAGATACAAGTTCCTCGTAGCTCTCTCCAACTACATGCGCGATAATCTCTCGCCTGAGTTCTTTGGCGATGGTGCGGGCGGTCACTTCGTGTTCATCGCTGGCTCTGAGCAAATCGAGTCGCTGCGTAATGAGGCTGGTGTTAAGCAGGATCTTCTCGCTGCCGTTCAAGGTTCCTTCAAGGACACCAAAGACGCCCTCATGAAGTATGCCTTCATCGAGTATCCTTATCGCCAAATCAAAATGGCGATTGACCAACAGCCCCTCCGTTTCAACACGGTGAATGGTTCTGGCTTCCCCAACTTCATTGAGCCTCTTGTCGAGACCGTCACTGACTTTGGTGTGGAAAATGCCACCAATCCCGCTTGGATCAATGCCCGGCATGAAGTTGGCTTCCTTGTTTCCAAGGGCACCTTCAAGCGTCTGGTCCCTGAGCGTTTTATTGGCGAAGGTATGAGCAAGTTTGATGCACAGTTCATTATGGGCGAGCTTAGCTGGTTCTACTCCAAGGATAGCTGTAACAAGTTTGGCGACAACGGCCAATTCCTGTATCAGTTCGTGCGCGCCTTCCAGGCTCGTCGTCCCCACGGTGTAATTCCAATCCTGTATAAGCGTTGCGCGCAGGACTTGGGCCTTAGCGAGCTTTGCTCTAACATCGTAACTGACGTTATCTAAGCTAGATAGATAGTTAATTTAGGCAAAGCCCCGCTCTTAATTGAGTGGGGCTTTTTCATGGCAGGACTGGTTAAACGACCTTGACTGCTTAACCAAACAGGGCATACAGGCTAGCCATTAACTTATGGCAACGCCCATTTATAACGAGCTTACTTCACCCAAAAGTAATTTACTTGAATTATTGGCAGAGCAAAAGTCCGATGGGCAGACGGCAGGTAACGTAAATGGGGTGCAGCCCTTTGAGGTTCTGGCAGTTAAGGCGATGCTCAATACAGAGCAAAAGGCAGGCGCGGACATGGCCGCAAACTCGGTCAAGGTCCGTGCGGCCAACACCTCCGGCGCTTCGTCGGATTTGGCCCTTGCAGCTTCGCAGCTTCTAGGACGCGGTGCGACGGGAGATGTTGCCCCCATCGTCCTAGGCGGGGGGTTGAGCATTACTGGCACGACGTTGAGCGCGTCGGGGGCGACCTTCCCGAGCTTTACTGGTCAGACAGGGAGGTTCCTGCGTGTGAACGTCGCGGAAACCGCCGTGGAGTGGGCGGTACCTGCTGGCGGCGGTGGTGGGTTAGAGGCGGGAGACTTGCTCACTACTGCGCGCGTCGCCCCGGCTGGATATGTTCTGGCCAACGGCGCTGTATATCTAATAGCTACCTACCCCGTCCTTGCCGCTGCAATACCAAGGCAAATCGACAATGCGGCTGTATTTACGGCCCGCACCTCGGCTGCGGATAATCAGTGGTTTGGCGTCTGCTGGGCTCCTGCGCTTACTTTGTTTGTGGCTGTTGCTAATACCGGCGTGGGCAACCGAGTCATGACGTCACCGAACGGAACGACATGGACCATCCGCACATCGGCGGCTGATAACAACTGGGTTGCTGTCTGCTGGTCTGCTGGGTTAAGTTTGTTTGTTGCTGTCGCCATAAGCGGCGTGGGCAACAGAGTCATGACGTCACCAAACGGCATCAGTTGGACGATCCGTACTTCGGCTGCGGATAACAACTGGCGCGCTGTCTGCTGGTCGCCGGAACTTAGTTTATTCGTGGCTGTTGCCACTACCGGGACCGGCAACCGAGTGATGACGTCGCCAGACGGAACCACGTGGACAATCCGCACGTCGGCTGCAAACAATGATTGGCACTCTGTCTGCTGGTCGTCTGAGTTAAGTCTGTTCGTGGCTGTTGCTAATACTGGCGTGGGCAACCGAGTCATGACGTCACCGAACGGAACGACATGGACCATCCGCACATCGGCGGCTGATAACAACTGGCTTTCTGTCTGTTGGTCGCCGGAATTGAGCCTATTCGTGGCGGTCGCTACTACTGGAACCGGAAACAGGGTGATGACATCGCCAAACGGGATTGCGTGGACCATCCGCACATCGCCAGTGGACAATCAGTGGGTTGCTGTCTGCTGGTCGCCGGAGTTAAGTTTATTTGTTGCTACCGCCATAGATGGCGTGGGCAACCGGGTCATGACGTCACCGAACGGAATGACGTGGACCATCCGCACCTCGGCTGCCGATAACAGTTGGTGGGGTGTCTGCTGGGCTCCTGCGCTTACTTTGTTTGCGGCGGTTGCTACTACCGGCACCGGCAACCGAGTCATGACACTAGGCCCAAGCTATAACGTCGCCACAAGCTTTGCCGTGCCGGACAGGCCTGGTATGTTTATTAAAACCTAAAGCAGACAATGGCCCTACCTATTTACAATCAGTTCACGTCGGCTGAACAGAATGTCCTTCAGCTGTTGGCGGCGCAATCTGGGCCAAACCCGCCGATTGGCCAAGAAGCGTTTGCGGTGCTCATAACCAAAGCAGTGCTGAACATATTTCAGCCAGCGGGCGGGTCGCTTACTGAGGCAACGGCAGATGAGAGGTATCTAGGGAAGGCGAACAGTCTTTCGGATATTCCTAATCCGCAGCAGGCACTAGCCAATATAGGCGGTATGCCACGCACCGATTTCTTGACTGGACTGGTGGGGCTGGGCGGCGGGTATGTGGTGAGGCGGGGAGATGGTTCCGCAGCATCACGGGTTCTGCAAGCCGGGGCGGGAATCACGGTGGTTAATGGCGATGGAGACAGCGGGAACACAATTATCGGCTTAGATAGTCCAGTTGTTCCGGTGGACCTGACTTCTGCCACCTATGGCGCGGTTCCATTGGAGGTGGATTTCGGGATTAGGTTTACAGTTTTGGAGAACACGCAGGCTCCATTTGCGTTCCCGATTGAGGTAGATGGTGAATTGGTTGTTGAAGGGGTGCTCTATTCTGTTTAACCGTTGGTCCCATTATGGCCAACCTATCACTTTTACAGACGGTCCCGAGTTCTTGGCCGGTTAGAGTTAATGCCTTGGCCATTGGGGCGACGACCACGGGCGGGGTAAGCGTGGTGAATGAAGTTTCACTTGAGAGGCAAGTAAGCCTTCGCATGGACGTGGTTACGGTGGTGCCCTTAACTGCTGGGACAACGGTAATGGCCGACACGGACTTTAACCAACTGCGGAATATGGCGGCGGCGGGAACGATAGCTACGCATACGGTTACTTTGCCGACCGATGCGAATAGCCGACTCGGGCAGGAGGTAGTTATTTCTACGCTGTTTGAGGTGACGGCGCTTACGATTAATGGGGCAACCACGATTCGTGGGTATTCCGCGCCGTTCCTGTTGGGGGCGGGGCTTAGCCGCCGATTAGTCAAGATCGCGGCGAACACCTGGGCAATCATCGGTTAAACGATTACTCCCATGAAAAACAATAAAGGTGAGATAACGCTGGCGACATTGGGGCTTATCGTGCTAGGCACGGTGGTCATTGGGTTTTTCCTGCCAAAGCCAAAGTTCTTGGACTCGCGCTCGCGTGAAGCTGACAAGTCGAGTGAGGTATCAGCCGAGGTAGAGGAGGCGGTGAGGAAGGCCAAGAAGGCGGATAACGATAAGGGGGAGGTGGTGGCTGCTAGTTTGGTGCAAATTGGGGTGGCTGCTGGGCAGTTGCCGGAATCGCCGCAAGCTACGTTTATTGGGCGTGAGGCTGCGTTCATGTCGCCATTGCTACCTGCGCCTTCACCTACTGCCCTATTGGCCGCAGAACGGCGTAGAGTGGCATTGCTTGAGGGTAAGCTGGAGCTTGCGGACAAGCTTTACTTGCAAGGGACAAAAGAGAACGGGAAGTTACTGGAACGTGCGGTGAAAGCGGAGGTCAAACTAGATGCGGCCCAAGTGGAGAGAAGGGGCGTGGATAGTCAGTTACAGGAGTCTGCGGCTTATGCCCGTGGGAAGGACGCTATTATCGGGGTGCTGGCTGGTATTGTAGTGCTGGTCGTGGTCCTGTGGTTGTTCGCCAAACTGAATGGTTTTGGCCCAAAAACAATGGGAAATATGCTTGCCGATTTACGTAGTGGCGACTCTCTTGAGACAGTCTTTGACCGCTACGTTCCAGTGCGCCTTCATAAAGCTGTCAGGCATGCTGCAAGCGACGCATCAATTAACACCAAAACACCATGAGCCTTGACCAAATCCGCAAAATAGAAATCGCCCTTTCGCGTATCCTTTTGGCCCTAGAAGGCGATGACGGGATGGGTCAAGTGGGGGTGGTGGATAGGGTAAAGAGCGTGGAAGTTATCGTGAATGAGATACAGCAGGAACGGCGCGATGAGGCGAATAAACGGCAAGGAGCAAAGTGGGTGATGGGGGTAATTGCTACGGTCGGTGGAGCAGTTGGCGGGGTTTTGACTTGGCTTAGCGGCATTTTTAATCATAACGCTTAACGATTATGGGATGCCCTTTTCGTAGCTTAGTGCCAATCACGCCAAGGGTGGCGGACCTGAGTTACGCATCTACGCTGAATGATGACAGCGTGGTGAGGTATGAAAACACGGTGCAGTCATACACGGCTTCGTGTGTGCCCCCGCTGACTGGAACGCCGGTTACAGTGACGATACCTGCGGGAACTTATGCGTCCTACCAGAGTCAGGCAATAGCCAATGGGCAGGCTTTGGCAGTGGCGACGCAGCAGGCGGAGGCGGCGTTGGAATGCGTGTAAAACAAAATGAGCTGTCCATTTAGAAGCGAAGTTCCGGTTACGCCAAGGATTGCGCGCCTTGGGTATGCGGCCATGCTTAATCTGGATGCGTCAATGGCGGTAAGGTATGAGAATGCGGTCCAGTCATACACGGCAACATGCGTGGTGCCGTTTACGGGAACGCCGGTTACAGTGACAATACCTGCCGGAACTTACGTGTCCTACCAGAGTCAGGAGATTGCAGACGCACGGGCCTTGGCGGTGGCGAGGGAGCAGGCGGAAGCGGCGTTGGTGTGTGTGTTTACGTATTTTAACACTGTTCAGCAATATACGGCAAACTGTTCACCCCCTCTTGTTGGCACGCCAGTTACCGTGATAATTGCGGCAGGAACCTATACGTCATTTACGAGTCAGGCGATTGCGAATGCACTGGCTTTGGCCGCTGCGACGAGTCAGGCGGAAGCGGATTTGGTTTGTGCCTTTGGCAACACCGTTCAGCAATATACGGCTAGTTGCTCTTTCCCTCTTGTTGGTGCGCAAGTTACGACAGTAGTCCCGGCAGGAACCTACACCTCATTTATAAGTCAGGCCATTGCCAACGCGGCGGCATTGGCGGCTGCGACGAGTCAGGCGGAGTCAGAGCTACTTTGTGGCCCTCCGTTTTTCCGTGATATACCTACGTTGACCGTGGCTTTGACAAGTGGCAGCTATAATGAGACAGTGGTGGATGGCGGCGCGTTTGGCCCTGACAGCGGCTCATTGACCGTGGCTTTGACAAGTGGGAGCTATGCTGAAGTGGTGGTGAATGGCGGTCAGGTCGGCCCTGACAACGGTTCGTTGACCGTGGCGTTGACCAATGGAAGTTATAACTTGGTCGTAGTAGATGGCGGTCAGTTCGGCCCCGGTGGCGCGTTTGGCCCTGACAGCGGCTCGCTGACGGTGGCATTGACTGGTGGAAGCTACAATTTCGTCTTGGTGGATGGCGGCTCGTTTAACCTTGACTCCACTACGTTGTCCGTGTCTCTCACATCTGGCTCTTATGTCCTCGCTTAATTCAACTATCTCACAGTCTGCTTGCGTAAACTACACTGTATCAGTTATTGACTCTGTAACTGGCGAGGAAGTGAAGCGATACCCACGGAAGAGAAACTTGATCCTAGACCAAGGGTTAAACCAGATTGCAGTAAACTCTTGGGTCCAGTGTTTTGCCGTAGCAGCTTTAGGCACGGGAACGACGCCCACAAATCGCAGGAACGCTTCAATAACCTTTACCCGTTCGGGCACTACGGTAACGGCATCTGCTGCATTTTTCGTCAACTCGGATGTTGGAACTTTGCTTAAGTTCGACACTGGCGCAGAGATGTATATTACGGCGTTCACCTCGGATACCGTTGTCACGGTTGGCGTATCGGGAGCCTTGTCAGCATCACAAGGGACTGTCTGGTTCGTAAATCAGACAGCTCTAATTACCGAGACTAAACGTAGCCAAACTTACAGCAATAACGGTGGGGCAAATGGTTCGACTTATGTAGGTGGCATCTACACCCACAAGAGAACATTTGTTTTCTCGGCGGAGTCCGGCAATATCACGTATAGGGAAATTGGCTGGTCATGGACGGCCACGGTGGGCGCAAACTTATTTGGGCGCGATCTATTTCCGGGTGCTGGGATAAGCCTAACCGCTTCGCAGCAACTCCAAGTTATTGTAGAGTTGGCCGTAACCTATTCACCTGTCACCCCTATCTCCTACACAAATGTCATAACAGGTGGATTTGGGGGTAATGGGAATCAGTGTTTGGAATGGATTATAACGACATCTGTAAATACCAACGGAACAACTGGTAATGATAGTGTAAATAGCGCCAGAATGGACCCATACGCCAACAGGCAAACATGCCTATCTACGACTGCTAGTGCTCTGAGAAATGGGTCTCTTGCGAGTAACGATATAGGCAGTCAGACTCAATCAACTGACGTAAGTTTAGCAAAAGCTTCTTATACTGCCGGTTCTTTTAGATTCGTAGAAACCGGCGTCCTGGGGATTGCCAATGGAAACAGAAGCGATTGGCGGTCTATAATTATAGGGAACGTAAACGTAAACAATGGAAATTTAGTAAGCACTTACTTCAGAATCCTGCTAGATGCCTCCGCCACCAAGCTCTCAACCCATACGCTTTCACTTACATTCACTATGAATTGGGGAAGGGTGCTGGTTAATGTTTGATGAAAAACAGAATCTACAATCCATTGACCCGGCGAATGGAAGTCGAGGGGTCGGAGCACCACAAGCCTAGCTTCATCGCCATGGCTAGCAGCTTGCTCGATGCTGCCGTAAACACGGTTAAACGTGTGGCGGACGGGGAAAAGGTTCTGGCTACGGATGAGGTGCTGGCGGAGCGCAAAGCTACGTGCCTGGAGTGCCCCCAATGGAACCCCCGTGGGTGGGGTGGGCTGGGCAAGTGCGAGGCGTGTGGGTGCAGCGGGCTAAAGCTTACGCTGGCGGCAAGTCAGTGTCCCCTTGGCAAGTGGGAAAGGTAAGCCTTGACGTTTAGCTGGGGTTACGGTTTTAACCTTACCAATGAAAATGCACGATGTTTCGTATGAGTATGAGTCGCCTAGCTGCCAGATGGCTTCTGATTCCAAGGAAGGCAAGAAGCGCAAAGAGTATCCATGCCTTTACATTCGAGGGAAAGCTATCCCCAAGCTAGAAGTGGGCGAGGACGGTATGGGGATTGCCACGATCAAGTTTCGCATCCTTGGCTATCGTGAGCCAACGGACGGCGAGAAGACGCTTGAACTTGAAGTTTACGAAATTGGCGGCGAAGGTGCGACCATGGAAGAGACCGACACTGGCGATGATGAGGCGGATGGGCTGGACGAAGCCTTCGACAAGGTTGCCAAGGAGTATGACTATAAGGAATAACAAGTTATGCGCGTATCTCAAATCTATGTGGATGCAATAGAGGCGCTGGGTAAGTGCGACGAGGCTACGGTATTCCGTCGCTTGTCGGACGCTGTGCGCCTGCTTTCCAACAAGGGGGTGTTTGACCCGACCGTTGCGTTCATGGACATATCCATGGGGGTTGACGGGATTCTGACCCTGCCATTTGAGGTAGGGACGGTGCTGGCGGTAAATGCCGGGTGCAGACCGACGCTACTGCGGGACCAATGGTTTCAATATCATTTGAATGGGGTGGGGACTGAGATGCACACGGACTGTGGCTACTCGGATGTTCTCGCGCAGAATGTGCCTGTTATCCGGGAGCTTGAAGCCCCGGTTAAACTGGTGGCTAAGCCTGAGCGCGTCTCGGACAATAACAAGGTGGTGCGGGTGTTTGGCTGGGACAGTAACGGTGCGCGGATATACTCTGTCGAAGCGGGCGTTACGGTTGACGGGTTCCTTGTGCCGTTGGTGTTTGGGTTTCCTGCGGTCAACGTGAATGCCCCTGCCATTGGCAAGATTGACCGCGTGCAGAAGGACAAGACCAATGGCTACGTGGAGTTGGTTGGCGTCAACCCCTTGGTGCCCACCACGGAGCTGTATCGTTTAGGCTACTATCAGCCAGTGGAGACAGACCCCTCGTATCGCCGTTTGCGTGTGTCTGCCCCGAATGGGACTAGGAATGTCCGCATTGCCTACAAGAAGAACGACACCGAGATTCGCAGCCAAGACGACTGGATTCCTTTGGATAACCGCGAGGCTATCCTACTGGCGATTAAAGCGGTGAAGTTTCGTAATGCCAATAATTTCGAGTTGGCGCTGGCAGCGGAAACTGAGGCGCAGCGGCTCTTAAATGAAGAGGCTGCATCGCGTAAGCCCGCCACCTCACTTTCTGCGCCACAAGTTATCCGCACGGATGAATGGGATTCTGGTGCGGAAGGGATGTTTTACTAAGCTCAATTACTATGCCCGACTCCGGCCAACTAACAGATGGGTCTTCTTCGTTTGTGACGGGGATGGACAGTTACTCTCAGCCATTGCAGCTAGAGCCCACGGCCTATGTGGCGGGGCAGAACATCACCTGCCGGGGCGGTATCGCCAAGACTCGTCCAGGCTCTAAGTCATTGCTGCGTTTACCCGATGGCAATTTGCAGGGGATGGAGCTGTTCAAGCCCACCACGGGCTATGCCTCGATAGTGGCGGTGGTGGATGGGCTGGTCTATGTTTCGCCGTCACCGTTTATCACTTACACGCAGTTGGATGGGATACAGTTTAGTCCGGTAAGCCGCTTTGTTACTTTCACAAACTGCCTGCAATCAACGTCCTATAATAGCCAAGGCGAGATTGTGTTTCTGGATAACCCAAAGGCGATCCTGATAATGCAGGACGGTTTAACCAGAGCGGCGATGTGGGATGGGTCGGTCTCGCGCCATTTGGACCCTGAGCAATCAGGGGAGGAGATTACGCCGGACGGTAAGGACGAGACGCCCATCGGTCTTTGGTGTGTGTGGAGTAACAATCGCCTATGGGTGAGCAGGGATAATCAAGTGCTGGCTTCGGACATTGGCAACCCGCTCAAGTTTACCGAGACCCAATATATCAATGAGGCGCGGGCGTTCTATCTGCCGTCTAGTTGCACGGGTATTGTCGAGACAGTGGACCAAGACGGCATTATCGTGTTCACGCAGAACGAGGGGATTTTCATTCGTAGCTCCATCCAGAATAGGTTCCAGTGGTTATCTACGCCGGAGTTCCAAAAGACCGTGCTGCCAAATGTGGGGTGTGTGGCTCCCCGGTCTATCGTTATTCAGTATGGGCTAATCTGGTGGTTTAGTGCCAAAGGTTTAATGTCGTTGAACTCGGCGATTCGTGCCAATGTTTCCTCCAAGCTTTCCATTCAAGATAACGAGATGATGGCGAGCAAGTTTGCGGTGGGGTCGGACCTGAGCCGGATATGTGGCATAAGCCACGAGAACTACCTGTTGATGAGCGTGCCCTACGGGGACAGCTTCAACACCCATACTTGGGCATTGGATCAGAACCCATTTACGCAGGAGGGGGGAGACGCCAACTCTTGGGCGTCTTACTGGACTGGCTGGCGTCCCGTAGATTGGGCGAGCGGACAGGTGTTTTCCGAGGAACGCACCTTCTTTGTGTCCAAGGACTATGATGGGAAGAACCGGGTATGGGAGGCTTTTCTTCAAGAGCCTAGCGACAACGGGACGCCCATTGAGTGCTACCTTCAGACCAAGGAATACTCGTTTGGCAATGGGGACCGCAAGCGATTCCAGTATGCTGAAATCTTCGCGTGTGAAATCTATGGGCCGGTGGAGTTTGGCGTGTTTGTGGCGGCACAGAAGGGTGGGTTCCAGAAGATCATGGAGAAGCGTATCGTGGCGAGTGCCGGGCAGGTCAACTACGGGGTGAGCTATGGCGGTAATCCCGGCCAGCTTAAGTTTGCGGGTAATAGGCCGCAGTTCCGCACGCTTAAGACGGGTGAGTTGGGTGGTCCCAATGACTGCAACGGGTGCGGGGTGGAGTCGGACATACCCACGAATATTGACAGGGCGTTTTCGCTTTTGATTGTCTGGCACGGGGCATTGGGGGTAAATGGGATTCGCTTGTTTGCTTTGCCGGATGCCGAGAATTACGGCGGGGCTTGTGAGGATGACGAGGAAGGGCCGCGCACGCTGTCATTCGACGGGTGCGGATCAAGTGAGTCACTGTTCGTCCAGACGGGGCCATTTACCGTGGCTAGCTCTACGCAGGCGCGGTGTGTGATACCGGAGGATAGCGTGGTCTCGATATGTGCGGAAGCTACGGTGACGACGATTCTAAGCCAGGCTGCTGCGGACAGACTGGCAGGTATAGCCGCGACGCAAAAAGCATCGTGGCTGGTGGAGAACACTTGAAATAACCTAGTTTAGCGTTAATAACCAATTTACATGAGCAACGTCCTTCCACTTACAATTCGCACAGGTGCACTCCCGCCCAATGCTACATATACTCCGCAGCAGTTCTTGGACGTGCTGGCGACGGCCTTGCAAATCGAGAGTCAGACACAGTTTGCTTTGTTCGTGTCGGGGGCGGTGGAGCCTGTCTTTAACGCGGGGCCATTCCTGCGTGACGGGATTACTTGGCGGGTGTGGAAGGATTCGCTGGGGGCTTATGGCCCGCTGGTGCTGGAGCAGGAGTCGCTACGGTATGCGGTAAGCTTTACCGCACCTGACGAGACCAAGTATGACTTCTGGATTAAGTTGGATGGAGCGGGTAAAGGGCAAGGTGTGTTCAAGTATTTTGGTGCGGCGTGGGTGGATGTTTACTCGGATATATTCTACTCTAAGGCGCAGATTGACACGGCGATTGCCGGGGCTTTGCCGGTGGGAATGATGTTTCCTTTTGCCGGTGCGGCTGCGCCTACGGGTTATTTGTTGTGTAATGGCGCTCCGGTAAGTCGGGTAACTTTCGTGCAATTGTTCAATGTGACGGGCACTACCTATGGAGCCGGTGATTTGCTGACTACTTTTAACGTGCCTGACTTGCGCGGGCGCACGCTTGTTGGAGCTGGCGTAGGGGATGCTGTTGACGCTACTACGTGGAATCGCGGGCAGAAATACGGTGCGGAAACGGTAGCTCTGACGACGGCGCAAATACCCGCTCATTCCCACGGGGTTAATCAATATGGTGCTAATAGCACGTCTAGCGGCGGTTTCAATAACACGCCTCCGCAGAACTCAAATAATCAGGTAACAACGCTTTACACTGGTTTCCAGACTACTGAAACTGGCGGCGGTCTAAGCCACGCAAACATACAGCCTTCATTGGGAATCAACTACATCATCAAGACCTAATGGAGCTGGCTGAAATAACATCCGGCTTAGGGGTAGTGACGGCTAAGCGGGTGGAAGAGGCCATTGATAAGCTCCTATTACTGCCGCAAGCCAAGTGCGAGGTGTTGCACCATTTCCCTGAGCCGGGGGTGTATCTGCGCGAGGCGAGGTTTCCGGCTGGTGCGATGGTGATTGGTCATCATCAGAACTTTGCGCAGACGAATATCTTTGCGAAGGGGAGGGTGACAATGCTTTTGGACGACGGGACTACCTTGGAGTTAAAGGCACCGATGAGTTACCACGGGAAGCCTGGGCGGAAGATTGGGTATATCCATGAGGACGTTGTGTGGTATAACGTCTATCAGACCGATGAGCAGGACATTGAGAAGCTTGAGGCTTACTACCTGACCAAGCCCGAATCGTTTAACCGGCGTCCTGCGGATGAGCGTAAGTTATTGGCCGCGATCCATGCACAAGGTGATTACCGGGGGATGATAATGGACAAGGGGATGGAGCAGGAGGCGATTGACTTGGTGGTGAAGGATGAGAGCGACATGGTGGACATGCCCCACGGGAGCTACAAGTGGCAGCTAGGCTCGTCGTTAATCCACGGTAAGGGGATAATGGCGACGGCGGACATTGCGGTGGATGAGGAGATAGGGGCGGCAAGGCTGGGTGGTGGCAGGACGCAGCTAGGAAGGTTCACCAACCACAGTTCTAGGCCCAATGCGAGGTTTCGCTACTTGGACAATGGGGATATTCACCTTTACGCGATAAGCCCCATAGAAGGGCAGCGGGGGGGTGTTGTCGGGGACGAGATTTTGATTGATTATCGGGAGCCTTTAGCTCAAATCCATAACATATAATATGAGCGCAGCAATCACAGCAGCCGTAGTTGGCGCGGGAATCTCAGCCGCAGGCGCGAGCCGAGCGGCTAGGGCTGGCCGCACAAGGGCGCAGAGCGTGGACATTGATAGGCTCAACACGCAGGCCACGGGTATAGCCGGGACTAATGCGCGGGCATCTATTGCACTGGAGAATGAGCTGACGCCCGAAGTGGCGCAGTTGCGTAGTGAATCCATCAGGCAGTTGCTTGGCGATATGGGCGGAGAGGACCAAACCACGGCCCTCCTGCGCGACCGATTTGCGGCTATGCTTAGTGGTGAGGGCGGCGGGGATATATCTCTGCTTAGAGCCGCGAATAACCGTGCTGCGGAAGACTTGGCGATGGGCAGTGAGATACCCTTGGATGTAAGGAATCAAATGGTAAGGGTGAGTGCGGCCAATGCGGCTAGTGTGGGCGGGGGTGGGCTAGGACTTGGGCGTGACATTGTTGCGCGAGACCTTGGGCTGAACTCGCTGCAACTGCGTGATAACCGTTTAACCAATGCCCTAGCATCTGGTCAGGCTTTTTTTAATGCTGGGCAAGAAGGGCTGGGCAATCAGTTCAATGCGCTATCCGGTCTTGGCAACCTGAGCAATACGGCCTTTGGGCGTCGGCAGGCATTGGCGACCTTGGGGCAGGCGATTGAGCGGCCACAGGTGGGGCTGTCGCAAGGGAGCATTGCGGATATTTCCGTGGGTAATACCAATGCGAGCAATGCGTCCATGCAGCAGAACGCGGCGGTGAGGGCGCAGATGTGGAACTCCTTGGGGCAGCTAGGTGGTCAGATGGCTGGGGCTGGGCTGGGTATGTATGCGAATCGAGCACCTACGCAGCCATTGTCCACGGTGCGCACGCAGCCAACGGCCTCGTCCTTTGGTGGCTCGTTTAACCAGCCATTGGGATTAAACTACAACGCCGGGTTTGGCAGATAATTTACATACTTCCCATGGCAACTTTACAAACAGGCTCCGGCCAACTATCGCAGCGCATTGACCCAGGGTTGGTTGACCCGCGCTTGCTTGCTGCGGACTTTTCGCGCATAGGCCAAGGGATTGAGCAAGGGATGGGGTTGGCGAACAACTTTGCCACGATGAGGGAGAACGCGCAGATGCGTCCTATCCGTGGTGCGTTGGCTAATTTCGAGTTGGCAAAGGCGGAGGAGTTTGCGGCGCAGGCGGCTAATCGCGGGGCGTTGGCGGATCTGAACATAGCTGCGTTGGAGGCTGCTCAAGCGCGTATGCCTTTGCAGGATGAGGCTTTTGCGTTTAGGTTGGCTCAAGAACAAGAAGACGCACGAATCAAAGCTATGATTCCAAGGGTAATTTCCGAAGGCACGAGCACTAGTGGTGGCTTTTTTTCCTCTCCCGATGGCCGTTTTCTTCCGCGTGAAACGATTAGGTCTGGTGAGGCTATCGTTAATGGACAGGTAGTTCCTTTTAGCAATGTTGTGAACATGGAGTCGTCAGCGGACGTGCAGAACAGATTGAATTCGGAGGCATTGGACAGACGCGGTAAGGAGGCTGCTGTTATGTTCAATGAGTCGCGTGCAAGGGTGGGTGACTCTGATCCAAGGACTACCGCTGCTATTCCCGTGCAAGGTCAAGACGCACAAGGAAACACAACGGTAACATTTTTCAATAATCTTGGTGAAAAATTAGGGACACAGATTACTGGTGTTGTGCCGGTTAGGCCGCTTAGTGCTTTAGACCAGAGAATAGCTAATCTAATGGCGGGTGAAAACGCAGCAAGTAATCCTACTGGAGCTGGCGGACAGGTGGCAGAATCTCGGCCTAATCCATTCTTAGGTGGTGGGGGGCAACCTGCTGCTGCCGCGCCTGTCCAGGCTGCTACGGCTATGCCTGTTGTGGCGGAACAATTTGGTGATTTTCGGGATTTCCTACCTAGAACTACGGTTGGTGCTTCAACTCCTGCTGCGCCCGGTCGGAGTGCTGGCATGACTGCTATTGTGGGCGAAGCGGTTCCTGCTGGTAAGCCTGCTGCGGCTCCATCGCCATTGGATGCGATAACGAGGAAGCCGACTCAAGCCTCAACGGCTAAGCCTGCTTCACGCGCACAAACGCCTCGGGATAAAGCCGCACAGGCATTTCGTAAAAGACAGGCCACTGAAACATTGGCTGAAATAAGCAAGCTTGTCGCCGATGGTGGAGCAACGGTTATAAACAGGGACGGCAGCACACGCATTGTCCAGTTGAGTCCAGCAAGGGCCAAGGAATTGGAGAAGGAACGGTTGGCCGCGATTAAAACGCTGGGACTTTAGGGTGGACGATGGGCGGGGAAGATGGTTTACTTTGGTAAAGTAAAAACTATGGCATCCATCGTCCCCTTTTTTGATGTTGAGCAATCTCCCGAGTGGCAAGGTGGGGACATTGATCGTAAGCGCGAGATACTTAAATCGTGGTATGCCTACAACAGTGATATTGTTAAGGGCGATAGCGAGCTAGAGGACATGCTACAAACTACGGCTAACAAGCTGGTTGTGGAACAGGACATTGGGGCAACTGGTTGGGAGAGTGTAGGGGATGCAGCAAGGACGATTGTGCCCGCTATTGGCGGCACGGTTCTAGGCGGTCTTGTGGCAGCGAGCACGCTAGGTATTGGCGCGGGTGCTGTTCCGGTCGGTGCGGTAGCCGGTGGCATCTTAGGCGAGACATTGCAACAGAGGGCGGCAATGGAACGAGGCACGCAATTTGGTGGTGCTCCGCTTGCTGCGCTGGCCTTTGGTGCGGCCAATGCTGTTCCCGGTGGCAGTTTTGCCGGACGTGCGTTAAGGCCGCTGGTTAAAGAGGCAGGGAAGACGGCGGCGAAGTTTGCCGTGCTTGGCGCTGGCGGTAATGCTATCGAGCAACAAGAGCTTAGGGGCGAGATTAACCCGACTGAGGTTGCTATGGCCGGTGCGCTTACAGGTGTGGGCGGCGGTCTGTTGGATGGCGGCGTGATGCTTGGTCAACGGGTGCTCCGAGGCCGTGCCCAAGGCGGAATGCCGGTTGTTGATTTGGCGGCTATGTCTCCCGACGACTTGACTACGGATTCGCTGGCGCGGGTGACTGACTTTAAAGCGGAAGAAGCTTTATCACGGGACGCACAGATGGCGGCGGCAAGGGCTGGCAGGCGGGAAGAGGATGCGTTTGCCATGGCGGAGGCGCGGCTGTCCGATGACTTGGCCGCTGGGGACTTTGACGCACGGGTTGCGATGGACGATGCGGTTCCGGTTGTTGAGGAGCCGCCTATTGAGGCAACGCTTTCGATCATGGATGAGACGCCTGTTGAGGCTTTGCCTGCTGCGGCCAATCCTGCGGCGGCACAAATGCCTGAGTTCACCCCGTCGCTGGTGGCACAGGCTGACGCTGCACAAGGCGGGTCAATGGAAGCGGTGAACGCAGCGGCCAATCAAATGTCGGGTGCTACTCCGGTGGCTAGGGAAGGTGCGCGTGGCGATCAGTTCCTTGCTGGTGTAAGACAGGGACAGGCGGATGAGGCAATTACTCCGGTGGATGATTTCACGTCAAGGAACGTAGGCGGGGCGGTGGATGGCGAGGTGGTTCCTGTCATGGACGAGGCTGCGGCGATGGGCAGGCCATTGGTTGAGCCGGTGGTGGAAGAGTTTGATTCGGCTGGTTCCATGCTACGTGGTGTTGCGCCAACGACCGAGCGCGTAAAGTGGCAGAATCTCAACAAGCTGGTTAAAGAAGGGGAAGAGCAATTCACCAAAGCGACCAAGGAGATTAAGGGCAATATCAGCAAGGCGGAGCGCAGGGTAAGGGAGGCCCAACAGGACGCGAACAAGGAGGCGTTACAGCTAGAGCTGGCCCAACGTCGCGCTGCGGTGGTGAATGAGCTGGGTGAGCCGGTGGACCGCAATGCGGCGCAGGCATTGGCAGACTATGAGAAGGCGCTGTCTATGTATGACCCTTCCACGAATGTTCGCGGGGATATTATCAACAGGTTCACGACTGGCCAATACGGCGGAAGGTTGTCCGGCGAGATGGACAATGCGCTTGGAATAGAGGCGGAAGCCGTGAAGGTGCGCATTGAAAAGGCTGGCAAGATCGCCCTTAAGATGGCGGACAATGAGGCTGTCACGCCAGCGGAGCGGCAGTTCATGAATGACACGCTTACCGAGCGTGGGAAGGAGCGCCTTGTGGAGTATCAGCGTAAAGCAAAGGCTACCGTGGGCGGTAAGGTGTTAAATGAAAGCTCCGGGGTTGAGCCTGCTGACGAATTGCTTGAAGGGTTTAACGAAAGCTTTGAGATATTAGGCGACGAAGATACTAACGGGGCTTTGCAGGCAATCACCGATGCGTTTAACCGGGGAGCCGAGAAGCCACCGGCCTTTGTCTATCCCGAGTATGACAAGGAGAGCGTGCGTGTGCGTATGAGTGCGGCTGAGCGTGCGCCGGACAAGGTGCGGCAGGCTAGGCGGGCTGAGCGACTGGCCAAGCAACTGAGCGATGCGGAGGTGGCCAAGGGCGGGGCGATGGGTATTCGTAGCGGAGCATTGCCGTCCGCTGGCGAGCCATTGCTGGGCGGTGTGGCAGGGTTCTTGTCCACGACGCAGGACGAGGGGGAGAGTGATGAGGAGTTCGCGGAACGCCGGTTAAACAACGCCTTGCTTGGCATGGGCGTGGCTACGCTGGGCGCGGCGGGGATTCGCCGCTTGGCTAAGGCTATGGGCGTGGAGCCTATGGGGATGGACCTGGAGAAGCTGGGCGCGGCTGTCCAAAAACCCGCCAAGAAGCGGACTAGGGCTGAGCTGATGGCGGAGTATATTGCTCTTAACGAGGCGGCTGCGGCTGCGCAGAAGGGGACGATCTTTGAGAACATGAGCGCGGGCGTGGCGGCTGCTGCTGCGGCTGGGCCGGTGCCGGGGTTTGACGTTAAGGCGGCGGTGGCAGCGCGGGAGCAGGCAAGGAAAGTGGCGCGGCTAGGGGAAAGAGCTGGTGAAACATTCATGGACAAGGTGAGCCGTAAACCGTTGGAAGTGGGGACTGCGCTTGAGCGAACCTTCTCTTCATCTACGGACAAGATCATGCGCCGCCTGGAGAAGACCTTTAACAACACTAATTACGATTTCAATTACTTCCGCGCCAAGCTGAACAACTTCGGGAAGAACCATGCCAAGGGAGCGGAGTCGTTTATTGATAACGAGCTTCTTCCGCTTAGCTCGGTAGATGGAACTACTGTGGGCGAGTCAAGTATCATGAACTTCCTTCGCACGCCTTTCTTTGGTGAGTCTGAGCTTATGATTCGGGCTAAGGCGCAAGGTGTAACCCCCGCTCAATATGGCGCGAACTTGGACACGTTGCTTGAAGCAAAGCTGGCGAAGAATCTCTATGGCCGTGGCTATACTGCTGACGAGGTGGGCAACTTGATGACTGAGGCGGAAGCGGATGCGTTCATTGGTGCGTTCGGCAAGGATTACGAGGCGTCTGCCAGATTTATCAATGATGGCTATAAGCGATTACTGGATAAGAAGGTGGAGAATGGAATGCTGAGCAAAGAGGATGCCGATTTCTGGACCAAGCTTTCCCCTGATTACGTGCCCTACAACCGCATATTCAGTGAGGACGAGCTGACGGACATGGGCAGCGGGTTTGCCCGTGGCGGCAATGTCATTGGCTCGCTGAGCAAGGCTGGGTTATTTCCAAAGCGCGAGGGTAGTAGCCGTATGGTTGCGTCTCCGATTGATGGGCTGTTCACCCATGCTGCAACTACGTTCTCGCAAATGGGCAAGAACATCGCGGCTAAATCTATGGCCGATGCGCTTTACATGGCGAGCAAGATTGACAACAGCATCGTCTCCAAGCCTTTGTTTCGTGTGAGCGCGCAGGACACTGCGCTCTACGCCAAGGGGACCGTCTTTGATTTAGGCGATGGCAAGTTTCAGTTAATGGGCGAGGGGAATGTCCCCGTGAAGGACATAGATGGGCTGTCGGTATTCCTCGATAAGAGTCAGGTAAGGGAAACGTCCGAGGGTAATTTCGTGGGCGACGGCAAGATCATTAACAGTGGTGATGCAACGGGTGAGCATGTGCTTACCTACATGGAAGACGGCAATCAGCTAAAGATGGTAGTGAGCAAAGAGGTGGAAGATGCCATGAAGGGGCTGGGCGTGGCGGGAGTGGGGATATTGGGCAGGCTCATGCGGATTCCCACCTCGATTTCTCGGGCGGGCTTTGTTGGTTTGAGTGCCCCCTTTGCGGCCATGAACGTATTCGTGGATACCACGACCTCCATTATCAACACCAAGGGATACAGTGGGCTCAATGACTTGGCAGGTGGCTATGCGAAGTCCTTGACTACGGCCCTAAGCGGCTTTGGTGGGACGGATAATGAGCTGCGTGAGCTGTATCGCCGGACGCAAAGCAACTTCTTCCAGAAGGATATTCTGCGGGATGCCTCTAAGGACCGTCCTAATTTCAGCAAGCTCATCAAGCCGGTGACTACCATTGATTGGAATACCCCCATGGATATTTTCAAGAAGATGGAAGATTTCGTGGGCGTGTCAGAGGAGATTACCCGTCTCAAGATTTTCCAACTGGAGGCAAATCAGTTGGCGCAGGAAGCCTTGGCCAAGGGTGCCAAGATTCAGTTCGACCCCAAGACGCGGGTATGGACCGGCGAGGATGACGCGATTACCCGGATCTACACCATTGCCGGTGAGCAGTCCATGGAGAGAACGGCCAACTACATCAACCGTGGCAACTGGTCAACGGGCATGAATAGCGTGTTTTTGTTTTTCCATGCCAATGTGGCAGGCACACGCGCCAACGTCAGGGCGGCACGTAGAGATCCCATGGCGTGGGCGATTAAGGTATTGGGCGGTGTGGGCGGTGGGCTGGCAGCAGCGACCTACTACAACCTGTCCAGTCCTGAGCGGGCCGAGGTTTATACCAACATCCCGGAGTCTGACCGGCAGAATAACTTGCTCTTAGTGGCTCCCAATGGCGAGCGTGACGACGAGGGGAATCCCTTGGTCCTCCGCATCAAGCTTCCCCCAGGTATTGGCCGCGTGGCGCAGACGGTGCGGCGGGCGGTTGAGGGGGCTTACGGGTTTGGTCAAGAGACTGGAACCATGGATTACTTCACGAAAGCCGGGGCGGATCTCTTGGCCTTCGGCGTGCCGCTTGGCGACAGTGGCGCATCTACACTGGTGCCGCAAGGACTCAAGCCTCTGGTCGAGGCGAGCGATACGTTTAACCGGAACCTGTTCAGTGGCCAGCAAGTGGTGAGCCGCCAGCTACAAGACCTGCCAAGCGAGGATCAGTTTGACTCGCGCACGTCCTTGACGGCAAGGGCCGTGGGCAGGGCGCTTGGGGTAAGCCCGGTGAAGCTGGACTACATTGGCAAGGGCTATGCCGGTGGTTTATTTGAGCAGGCTATTCAGCTTTCAGACAAGGCCGTGGCTGCGGTCACTGGACAGGATGCGGCAGACGGCAAGGGGCGTGGGGTTTTGACGCAGGTGGTTCAACGGTTCACCAAGGGACAGCAGGGTGAGCAGTTGAATCGGTTCTACGCCAAGATGGACGCGGCCACCGAGACCAAGAAAGGGCTGGACGTGGCGCTTGCCCGTGGAGACACGGCGCGGGCGGATCAACTCTTAGAGGCGGGCATCCCCCAGCTAGTCAACTATGAGATTCTTACGGGAATCAGGACCAAGATCATGGATAACTACGGGCAAATCCGGCAGTTGGAGAATGTATCCATGGACCGTGCCGAGAAGGCTGAGCTGGTGCTGATGCTGCGTAACACGAATGCTGAGCTGGCGCGGATAGGCGTCACTATTACTGACAAGATGGAAGCGGACTTGGCTGCGCGGGAGGCGGGGCGGTAAGGTGGGGATTAGGCTTGCCCCTTTTTAGCGAAGTGGTGAGTTTGGCCTTACCCCTTCGGCATGGGAATAAAGCCGCCTTGTATCGGGTCGCACCGAGCCGTCTAGCAATGTCGATAAACTGCCTCGCCGTGGAGCGTCACGGATACTTTCACGGGGCAGTAATGGCAGGCGGTGGGATAAGAAGAGCACCGCGTAAGGCGTAGATGATCGCCTCGCGCAGCGTAGTTCGCTCCCGCATCTGCCCGCCTGTCGCATGAATCCCATCGGGTCTGATTACGAGAAATGTCCACGGGCACAATGGGTGGTCTCGCTCGATTGCGAATTGGTGGTCTCGGTAGCTGCCATAAAATCCGTGCTCCCATTGTTCCGTGCATCTCAACCTGGGAGCCGAACTAGCGTGCGCAGCACAAGCAGGTTTAGTTTTGGTAGTTGTCATGTGATTACTCAAAGTGAATGCGGATGTAATCCCCGTCCCAACCTGGGATTGGGCATGGGCCAAGGTCAATTAGGGTAATGGCGTATTCTGCGGTGGTCTTGGTGTAGCCCCGCGAAAACCGGACCTGCTTAAGTTGCTCCCGGATGTTGTAGATTTGCCCCATCCAGCGGGGTGTAATGGCGCGGTATTCGATGCGCTTGCCACCTGTCAAGGTTTGGTCAAACCAGTGGAAGGTGAGTGACAGGCAGAGTAGCGATGGGTCGATTTTCACTTGAGTATTGTAAGCAAAGCCTCGAAAGCGTCTTTGTCGCTGTTGATTCCGCTTTTTTTGCTGATGTATTTGCGAATGCGCCCGCTTTCGCGCGATCTGAGGAATCGGATTATCTGGGTGTTGTTGAAGATGGCGTGCATTGCGGCTGCTTGCTCTTTCGTTTCGATCAGGAGTGGCAGGGTGAAAGGCTTGAAAGCCTTTGGTGCGGTTGGATAGGATGAGTCAATTTTCATGGGTGTGTTGGTTGAGCTTGTTTCAGTTCCAAAATCTTCTGTTCGCAAAGAGCATCGGCAGTCTCGTTGTCCTTGTCGCCTGCGTGTCCTTTGACCCACACTGGTTTAACCGTGTGGGTTTTTAACTGTTCCCACAAGCGATGAACCAAGTCCATGTTCTTTCCTTTGCGCTCCCACTTCATCCGCTTCTTGGTAGAGTGGCCCATGTAGCCCGCGCAGATGGCATGAATGGCGATTTGCGAGTCAGTCCTGAGCATTACCATGCACGGCTCCCGAAGTGCCTCTAAAGCCTCGCAAATGGCAGTTAGCTCCATGCGGTTATTGGTGGTCGTTTCTGCTGACGCTCCCGCGATGGTCTTGCAGGCGTTGCCATAGCGCAAGATTGCGGCCCATGCCCCTTGTCCGGGGTTTGGTTCGCACCCGCCGTCTGTGGTTATCGTTATGTTCTTCATTCGTTACCTGCAATGACTGCTGCGTTTAGCCTCCTCATGGTCAACCAAGTAAGTAAATCAAACAAAGTAATTTTCCCCTGCTTACTTCCTTGCTGGCATGGGGGAGGATGGCTTTGTTGGTGGGGTAAACCAAATTAAACCCAATGACAAAAGAAACACTCGCAGCCCTGTTAAACGGGCGAGAATACGGTAGCGAAATAACCCAGGAGGAAGCTGCTGCTGCCAAAGCTGCGGGCCTCGTCGTGATCTTCGGATACTCCGATGACAACATGGAGATTCGTGGCGCAATTTTCGACGAGTTATCTTGCTGTGACGGAATGGAATTTAAACTAAACCGCAATGGCCTTGCAATGGAATGGGTGCGGTGGGAAGATAAATGCGAAGGGGATGCTCGTGCGTATTTCGAGGATGAACGACTACCATCTGTGACGATATGTGCTATTTGGGGGTCAGATGGATACTCTTGGACTTACGATGCTAAATTCCCCCACTCGACTTTTGACGTGATGGAAGACGGCGAGAAGTATTGTCGCGGCATCGTGTTTTCCTTGGCCGAGGTTTTGCCCTGCATTAGCGACTCCTGTGAACAAAACATGGCTATCGCCTACAAGGATGCTGTCAACGGTAAGCCAATGCCAGAAAAATACGTGGAAGAAAACGGACGTTTGCTTTTCGAGCTTGGCTACATTGCAGGCCAACAGGCCGCGCTCAAGGAAGTCCGCGCCACCCTGCGCTCCCCCGCTACCTCCCCTTTCTCGTCAAACACGACGAGCAATTAACAAAATAGACACAATACAACAATGAGCTTAATCGCAAAAGATAGTGGAGGCGGAACAGACTTCGCCCCAATTCCGGCAGGCATGCATCACGCAGTCTGCTATTCCGTGGTAGATATTGGAACACAGCCGCAAGTGGGGACGTTCCCGGCGCGGCGCCAGATCGTCATTACGTGGGAGATTCCTGCGGAGACTATCGAGATGGGAAAGGACGGCAAGAAGGTGATGCTGCCCCGCGCTGTAAGCTCACGCTTCACCCTGTCCTTGGCCAGCAAGGGCAATCTACGCCCCATGTTGGAGTCGTGGCGCGGGCGGGCCTTCACGCCGGAGGAGCTGGCTGGGTTTGACCTTAAGAGCCTGGTAGGGGCCAACTGCCTTATCAACATTATCCACGAAAAGGGTAAGGGCGAAAATGCGCACAAGGTTTACGGCAATGTGGCGAGTGTCAGCCCGTTAATGAAGGGGACGCCCAAGCTTACCCCACTTAACCTCAAGGTTCTGTTCTCCTTGGACGAGTTTAACGGGACGATCTCGGATGACATTCCAGATTGGGTGGTGAAGTTGATTAACAACAGCAAGGAATACCTTGCCTACGGTCAGCCTGCGGCAGCTAAAGGCGGGACTGCGCCTGCTGGTGATGCACCGGCAGACGACGGCGATGTTCCTTTTTGAGCACTAACAATTACTCCGCCTAGTTTGGTCGCTGGGCGGAGTTGGGTCGGGCCGTGGTGGTCCAGGCGACACCTGCCTAATGTGGTGATGACTTTTCGGTGGAGAGTAACCGTTCAATTTTTACAAAACCATGATACATTTATTACAATCATTTGCAGGCGGATTATGTTTCGCCTTTGGTGCCTTCGTAGGCATCGGTGTTGCTGGCCTGCTGGTTGGGCGTCGGGATAAAGCGCGTGATGCTTTTTACCAAAACGAGTTCATGAATCTTAACAAGAAGATTGAGCAACGTCTTGGTAAGCAGGTGGAAGCCTTAGAAGTAATTGCTAAAGCCGCTTCGGCGAAGAATACCAATGAAACGAAAACTGAATAAACAATTGCATCAACTGACTGGTGATGTGACTGCACTAACCGGCAACGTGCGCGAATTGGTTGGCTACGTGGACGGCCTTTATGGAAACGCTACTGGACTCCAAGGCGATGTAACTGGATTGAGCGGAGACGCTAGCCAACTTTACGGCGACGTAACTAGACTGACTGGCGATGTAACGGGATTGAGGGGCAATGCGACCGGCTTCTTTGGCAACGTAGACGACTGCAAGTTATCGAGAAAAGACCGTTCCAACTGCATTAACATACAGGATCTAATCGCATGAGCAAAACTGATGTAAGCCATTTCTACCGGCTGTTACCCACGGGTAAAGTCGAGTCCGCCTACGGTGCTTCGATCAAGGAAGCACGGGCAGGCGGATTATTCGCCTCGGCAACCATGGCCCTTAAGATGGTGGCCAATGTCGGGTTGGACATTTGGATCAGAGCAAACCTGTTGGACGCGATGGTGAACAACCCGCGCAATCCTGCGATGGAAAGTATCGAGGACTACAAGCAACGCATAGATGAGCTAAGCGAGGTTAAACGCACCAACGCTGCTGAGTTCGGCACGGCCCTACACAACGCCCTAGAGCACTACCCGCTGCCCTGCCAGGACGACAAGGTGGCCCTTCACTACGCAGCCTGCGTCCCTTGGTTAAAAGCCAACGTGGCAAGCGTGATTGGCAGTGAGCTTATGCTGGCAGATGAACAGATAGGCTTTGCGGGCAAGACGGACTTGGTGTTTTTCGACAATGCAGGGGTGCCCTTCATCGTGGACTTTAAGACTACCGGCTTTAAGAAAACCAAGACTGGCAAGTGGGCTAAGCCTGCGTTTTACCAGTCATGGGTAAGACAGTTGGCGTTCTACGCCCGGTCCTACCAGAAGAAGTACGGCGGGCCATTGCCAAGGGTTATCTCGCTAGCCATTAACTCGGGTGAGCCATGCGAGCCGGTTGCGCGGTTCTGGACCGTGGAAGAGCAGGAGCAGGGCATGAACGAGTTCCTTTGCGCGGCCTACCTGTATTCCTGCGACCGGGACCATTGGCCTGCGGGTCTGTGGGAGTTGAAGGAGCAACGAGGTGGGTCCGTGTCAGTGGACGTGACAATCGTTTAACCGCCGTGCCTGCCCCATCCCTTATCCCTGCGCTCAAGATTGAGCAACCCTATGACTCCGCTACGCGCTGGCTGATACCTAGCAAGAGCGAGGGCGGGGCTGCTTACTTGGTTGACCTAGCTGAAAATGAGGGGTGGGGTTCATGTCAATGTATGTGGTGCCAAACTTCCTACGCCCCGCTCTTAAAGAAGGGGGTGGTGCCTATCAGGACGTGCTCGCATATCACCGATGCGCGGAAGAAGTTCGCGCTGTGGGCAGTGAACGCCTTCGACAAGCAGGATAAGAATAATCGTGAGCAGGACTAGACAAGAATTTCTGTCAGTAACCTAAAACAAAACCAACAATGAAAACCATTATCGACGGCTCTACGCTCCTCGTTCTCGTATTATTCCAAGTCACGCTTGCAATCTGCATGGTGACTGCATGGTGTGTTAACTTCTTCAAGCTCACGCAATGTGACTTCCAAGCCCCGTATAAGGGCGAGGCTATCCACGCAGTGGGGATTATCCCGCCGTTCGCGTTGGTGACGGTATGGTTCAACGCAAAGTAAGCCATGAACCCAAACGAAAAACCTGCCGCTGAAATGGCTTCTCTGCATCGCCTGGTTAGCGGGCGTGCTTTTATTTATTGGCTTTTTATCTACCAGAAATGGCCGATAAAGCCCCTAGCCAAGAATCTGTGGGCGCTTTGGTATGCGATTAAAGATTTGGCGTGCGCTCTCTGGAAACTGGCGGTGATACCGTTCGCACCCGTAGCTTGCGCGCTCGCCATGCTCGCCGACGCAAAGATTCGCGCACAGGTAATAGAGATGCACGCCAGCCGCGCAACGCCGCGTAAGACCGCCGACATTATCGGCACAATTTCATATCGCTAACAAAACAGATCAGAGAGCCAACCCCCAACCCTAGAATAACTATGAACCCAAACGAAAAACCTGCCGCTCAAATGGCTTCTCTGCATCGCATGGTTAGGCACGGTGTATTTTCGGAATTGAAGTGTGATTGCCCGCATCGAAAGGACTGGCGAAATAATGCGGGCGGCGACATGTCCGACTGCACTCTGCACGACTCGGGAAATCTGCCGCCTTGCATACCGGAAATCTGCCCACTGTTTAACAGCGACGACCCCAAAGGCGATCACGACAATATGCGGACGGAAGAGGAAGTGGAGGGAACATGGCTTCCGCCTAACAATCGCAGTCAGCGAGCCGTGAACCCCGCTTCGACAAGCAAAAGCGACGAGCATACGGCTTCGCTGTAGTGCTTGGTTGGGCTCCGTAATTCCGAAATAAAAAACCATGACTACATACCAAATACGCAACGCCCAGCTCGACGGCATCTACATTGACTTCGTAGATGAACAAGTAGCCGCCCACTATTGGCGCGGAAATATCGAAAATTGCAGCGACACCGACTCCCGCAAGGGTGCCGTTATGGGCCGCTACACCCGTGAAAGCGAAGCCGAGGCAGACCGCGCGCGCCTCGACTGGCTCGATGGAAACAGGAGTGCGGCGCTCTCAGCGAGACGATTCATCCGCGACGTTATCGACGACCACCGCAAGCTCAGGCTTAGCGAGTTCGTGCAGCTTTTGCCTCTGCCCAACAAGGAGTAGCCGTAAATCTTTCCACCTATCCCGCGAAAAAGTCCACCGTCACCTGTTCTCACCCCATGAAACGCACCCCCATTAAGAAAGTAAAAAGCAAGAGGGCCAAGGAATTGCGCGAGTATTCCAAGCTACGCGAAGCCTACCTTGCTGCCCACCCCCATTGCCAAGCGACGATACGGCTGAATGGGCTGAACGAGGCGGAGGTGATTGAGCGTCACGGGCATTATGGCACTGGCTTTATGGTGCCACTGGCCACGGAGATTCACCACGTAGGCAAGCGATACGGTTCCCGGTTAAACGATACGGCAAAGTGGCTGGCCGTGTGCCGGACCATGCACATAGCTATCGAGCAGGATAAGACCTGGGCTCGGACGAATGGCCTGCTTGACAACTACTGAGCAGGGTAGCAGGTTCGAGGTGAACCATGAAACAACAGCCTAGACCGACCCGGAAACAGTTTATGAAGCGCGTCCAAGTGGACATTGCAAAGCTTGAGCAGGACGCGGCGGTGCCCCGCATGATGGCAGAAGCTTTGTGCTGGCACTTTGAGCTTAGCTCCGACCGCATTGGCGAGATTGTAAATGCGTATCTTGGATGGATAGAAGCTGGCGGTAAGCCGGTGGAGCGGGTGAATGAACAAGACCTTCCAGTAATCCATGGAGTCGTATGCCCGCCGCTCGTTTAACCAGTGGCCAACTCGAAAAAGTCTTGTCCCGTAGTGGCTACGCTATTACAGGCGGCACTGTTGCCAAGCCATGCCTACCCCGTGAAGGTAGTAATACCGATCCGTTGCCCGAGTTGGAATGCTATCTTGACGGCGGGGCATTGGCAAAGGGCGAAGATAAAAAAGCAAGTGCAGGCCGCTTTCTTGTCAGGGTTAAAGTCTTTCGGAAGCGATTCATTGACCCCGATAACGTCAGCCTTAAATACGCAATTGACTGCCTACGTTACGGAAGCATTTTGCCGGATGATAGAGCAGAAGACATTAAGCTCGAAATCGAGGAGCAAATCAAAGTCAAAACCGACGCAGAAGAAAGAATTGAAATCGAAATCTACGGGCCTGATTCCGTGGAAGCCAAGCAAGCGAACCAAAGGTAAACCATGAGCATCCATATTGTCCCACGATGCGACAGGATTGAGCACACCCCTTGCGGCAGTTGCTGCAATGCCTTTACGGATGAGGAAGGGATAGTAAACCACCATAGCGCAGATAAGCGGGAACAATTTGAGCGCGTTGGAATACGCAGCAAAGGGTGGGAGATACGCATGTGCTTTGATGACGAAGTAAAATACGATTGGGAGTAACAATTTATGAGCGCAATATATGCAGTCCAAAGGACAACGGATCTTGGTTCAGTGGAGTGCCAGGAGTTCCTAAGAACTAACCGCTATTCCAAGCGCGGGTTTAGGACGCGCAAGTATTCCATTCTGCAACTTGACCAATCGGTTAAACACGCCGCTACCCACGGGTATGCTGCCGCGCAAGAGGTGACAGGCGTAAGCATACACAGTATCAAGAAGCACGCGCTGTCGATAAATCGCCGTGGCAAGGACTCGGCGCAGGTTGCGCGTGAGTTTGTGGGCCGCAAGTATGAGGCGCGCCAACTTACCTATGCCATTGAGCGGGCCATAAAGCTGCAACGGGCTGGGGCTGGCTCCATGAACAAGTGCCTAGAGAAGGCGGCGGGGCTTTGCGGTGTGAGCTACGCTTACCTGCGGGTGATCTACTCGAAGGAGTTGGTGCCGTTTAACACCAACCCGTAAGCTACCGGCCTCGTTCGTGGGCAAAGCTGTCGGTGGCGCGGAGGTAGGCGCGGAGTTTCTTTAAGGGCTTAACTGACTTCACGACCTTTGTGTTCTTGAGCAGGTGGGCGTTGTCCTGTGGGGACAGGTAAAACCCCGCGAAGCCTTCCAAGGGGTAGAGTATGCTGGGAGGAGGGCGTTTGTTCATGGTGGCGGGTGCGTATGGGGACGGGAGCGGTAATGTCCTCGCCGTCGGCTGCAAGGTCTGCGAGGTATTCACCGAAGTCTTTCATGATATTTTCATGTCGATACACTTGTCCACGAAAGCAGAGCAGGCTTTCTTGAAGTTAACGATGGGTTCTTGTTCTCCGGTGATGGCACTCTTTGTGGTCCAACCGTTCTTTTTGCTGACGTCAAACCAAGACGTGGCGTGGATGCGCTCTTCGTCGTCGGGATAGGTGGCTTCGGCCCACTCTAGGAAATCGGTCTCACTGACAGGGCGAATGACGGGCGCGGCGGTGGCGTCGGCTTTGAGGAACGCGGCTAGGGCGATCTTCCAGTTACGAATCGGACGGTCTTTGATGCGCCAACCGTTGCGCTCGTTGATGGCGAAAAACCGGGCGGCGGCGGCGGGCGCGGCAAAAAGGCGGGCAGATTCTTTTATGACGTCGGAGATCGGAGGCTTTGATTGCTCTGATTCAAGAGAGAGAGGGGGGCCGACTCGAAGAGTTGGCGTCAGTTCTTTCGGTGCGGACCGGGAAGTTCTCGTCAGTTCCTTCAGTTCTTCTTTCTTTGTTTCAATCTTTCTTTGTATATCAGTGTCGTGAGTTCCGACCGTTCGGAAACCGCACTCTCTCCTCTCAAGAGGATCAGAATAGACGTTCCAGCGTTTCCCTTGAAAAAATGAGCCTTTGTCGGAAGGAAGCGTCACAAGTTTCATGTGTCCTGCCTCCGCGAGTTCTTTGAAGATGCGACGGATGACGACATTCCCGATGCCAATCGTCTTCTTTAGTGGCTCAACGCGAATCACCCAATCGTCAGGGAGGCTGAGGAGGTAGGCGAGCATCCCACGTGCTTCAAGGGTAAGCCCGTTGTTCTGCGCAATGCTGTTGGGGAGAATCGAGAAATCCTTAAGTGGTTTCGATTTGTGGATGGTTTTCATTTGGCTAGGCGGTAAGACTTGATTTTGGAAATGCCCGTGTTGGGCTGCTCGGAAAGGAGCAACCCTGATTTCTCAAGACGGGAAATTGCCCGCTGAATCGTGGAGATGGACCAGAAGGGAAAGAACTCGGACTGGAGTTCCTTGTAACTGGCGATGACCCATGGTTCGCGGTGGTGGGTCATGTTCTGTATGTGCTGTAAGACAATCGCCTCGTTCAGCCCGATGGCTAAGGCAAGGGACGCGGTTACTTGCAGGGGTGGTTCCTGGATTAGAAGTGATGTTGTCATAGTGGGCGTGTGTGTTTAACCGCTAAGCTAGCTGGCTTCTTGGTAGCGGAAAACAAAAAGCCCACCGTAGGGCGTCGAAGGCTACGGTGGGCTCAGAGTGAACGGCGCGGCTGTAAGTCTCCTTACAGTTTCGACGCCGTTCGGAAGAACCTGATAGAACTGTTCTTTTTGGAACAGGTCAACCAAGTAAGTTAAGAATTACGAAGCGCGTGGTGTTGCTGGTAAAGTGGTCCTTCGCGCCGACTCAAGGCCGACAGCTTGGCCGCGATAGACTTCCGCTTGATTCTCCAGCTTGTCTTGCAAGTGACGGATCGCTAGCGGAACTGTTGTGCCGGATGCCGTCTGCAACCATGGGGCACGAAGGCCATACCCGGCTATGCGGCACTCATAAACCGTGCGCGCCAGCCTTTCCTTCATATCGACCGAAATAGTGGAGCAGCGATTAAAGCCGCTGGTCCGTATGCCGGTGGCCTTTAAGTCGTAGCCGGGGCCGTCCCACTTGTGGACAGTCCACTGGTAGCCGGGTAGCGCCTTGGTGAGCGCGGCCCTGAAAGCTTTAATATCTGGTTTAGGTTTAGGATTCATAGTGGTGGAAATTCTTCTGTGGTGATTACAGGTCAATCAAGTAAGTTACTTTTCGGTGGGCATGTTTATGGCGCTATATGCTATTTCAGCCGCTAGCCGGACTTCGCAGGCTTTCTCGTATTTGCGTTGTGCTTCCTCGTATTCTGTCCCGCTCATTGCCACCACCGAGCATCCTTCAATGACGGCATAGCACAGTTTGCATTCGAGATTGGCGGCATCAACGGCGTCCCGTAGTGCGAGAGTGTCCGGGGCGGGCACGTTGCTACCGAGGCGTTCCATCTTGGCGATGTATGCCTTAAGCGCGGGGATTCCGCTGGGCTCAATGAGGACGGTATCGGTTGCGTGGACTGGCAGGTGGTGGTTGGCCGTGATAATCAGGCCGTAGGTGTGGGGGCAGACGGATGCGTAGGCACCGTCGCCAAGGTGGATGGGTTCGGGGAGTGGCGCGTTCATTTTGCACCTTTCTTTAGGGATTTGTTAAGGGCGTTGCGGGCGGCGTGGGCGTTGAGTGCGGCCTTGTGCTGGGTTTTAATCAGCTTATAGTAGGTAGCCATTGCTGCCTTAAGCGCTACATCAGCGGAGCCCTTGGAACTGATGGATTGGAAGTGTGCACATCCAGCGGCTTCATGGTATGCCTCGTCTCGAATAGTGAATGCGTCCTTTGAGTCTTCAAATGCGTCGTTGGCTGCGTTATAGGCGATGATTGCAGAAACTTGTGAGTAAAGCGCGGAGGTAAAATTAAGGAAAGCCGCGTTTCGCATGGCAGTTACGGTAAGGTAAAGAGCGATTGCGTCGCTAGATTTCTGAGCAAGGCTAGGCTTAGTAGGGGCTGGGCAGGTGGTGGTGGTAGGCTTTGTTTTCATGTTGGTTATTGCGTGGTGAAAGTTCGTCTGTGGTAATTGCGGGTCAACCAAGTAAGTTCTTTTTGGGAGTCTCAAGGAACGATTCTTGGCGGGATGCTTCCTTGGCCACGGCCTCGCTGCGCTCGGCAATCTCGGCCATGGTGGGTAGGCTTTGCTGTTCGGTGGAAGCGAGGTTGAAGTCGGCTGCAAATAGGTCGGGTTGGTTGTTCATGTGGTTAAGCGCTGGCGGTTGCCTGTGCGGTGGAGCAGTCCGGTGATTGCGGCGCAGGAAAATCCAAGCTGGTCGGCGATGTGTTGGGGGGAGGTGCCTTGATGGAACAGGATTATGGCGTCGGCTTGTTCGGCTTTTGTCATGCGGCGTAGGTCGGTGGGTTTGTCGAGCACTACGGTATTGAGCGGGGCGGTGAGCATGTGGCGGTATTTGGCAACTAGGTGCTCAAGTGCGCGGACGGTGGAGCTGGCTGGGTGGTCTAGTGTTTCGTGGTTCATTGGTGGGAGGAGGTGGTGGAGTTGGCGTTATTTTTGGGAGGTGGTGTAGCGGAGAATTCCGTGGCGGCGGGAGACGAGGGAGACGAGGGACTGAGAGACGGCAAGGGCTGCGGCAATCTCAACCTGGGTTGCGGAGGTGCGGGCCATTGCTAGGATGCGTTTGATGGTATCGGCTGGCGTTGGCTGGTGGGCTGGGCGGGTGGGCGTTGGTTGTGTGTTCATGGTAGGGCACCGGGAAGCCCCGCCGCTTGTGAAAGCAGGCAGGGCTTAGGGCGGGAGGGTCGGCTTACTTTTTGAGCAGACGGAATGCCTCGGTTTTGTCGATGGTCCGCATGGTGCCGTCTGGCTCCATTACAAGCATGGTGTGGTCAGAGTTGGCCGGGCGGCGTAGGTCTTTTTGTCCCCACGCGATGACTTCGCCGGGGGTGCAATCAATGCGGAGGAGTCCGTCCTTGCCCCATTTGCCGGTGGAGTCGCCGAAAGTGTAGTCCGGTTTTGCACCGGAAGGAAAGGACACCTTGGCAATCCATGGCGCGGAGTAGCGGCGCTCGTTGTAGCTGCCGGTTTCGCGCTCGTAGTAACCGGAGGCGAGACGGGCGGCGGCGCGTTCGGCCTTGGCGATAACCTTAAGGCGGTCGCTCTCGACCTTGGCGGCGGCGGCGCGGGTTGTGTGCTCGGTGGTGAGGCGGGCGATTTCGGCGAGGTGCGGGGCGTTGTGAGCCTCAATCAAGGGCGTGATGCGAGCGATGGTTTCGGCCTTGGCGGTGTCGTGCGCGGCGCGGTCAACTCCATCGGGTAGGTAGTAGTCTGCCAGGTGCCGCACTTCCTGCTTATCCCACGAGTAGGACGGCCCTGCGCCGGTGTGCGTGTTGTGCGTGCAGCTAATGATCGGATCGGCCTGCCAAGCGGCAAACCGACTTACGTGCTCGGCGAGGGCAGCGGCTTCGCGGTCTGCTTTGGCGGTGATGACTTGCGCCAAGGCGGCGGCAAGGGCGGCGGGCGTTGCCTCGCTGACTTCGATGGCTGCGCCGTTCATGTTGTTTACGGTGGCAGGTGTGGTTCGCAAATCTAGGATAGAGACTAAGGTCGCCCAATGAACGGGCGAGAAGTCGGATGGGCTGACATTAATCTCGACACGAGGGCCAAGGACTAAGCCTTTGAGGAGGGCGGCTTTTTGATCGGTGCTTACGCTGATACTTAGGGAGTTCATTTTAGTTTTGTTATGCCATAGCGTGATTGCTAGGCACCGGGAAGCCCCGCCGCGCCGTTTTACGGGCAAGGGCGGGGCTGGGGGCTGTGTTGGTATGGGGCTATGCCATGGAGGCGGGGATTGGTTCGTTGGCTGTGGTTAGTTGAGTTTCGGCATATTTTGCACGTCCTCTGCGGTCTTGCTCGGAGCGGAAAGCCATAAGTTTTGCGCGTAGGTCTTTACGAAGTGCCGCACGATCAGCGGCGGGAGTCGGTGATTTGCTGTATTTGTCGCCTCTTGCGCCGATGGACTCAATGTTACGTAGCCTGTCATAAATGGATGTTTCGCTGCGGTATAGTTCAAGGTCGGTTAAATTTAAAAGTGTGTTCATGGGCGTTCTTGTTGTGTGGGTTATTGGTCAAGTATCTGGAAAGCGTCGGCAAGGGCGCGGGCAATCTCGTCCTCGTCGGCGTTGCGGGGAAGCGGGGGGAGGTCGGCAAGGCGCAAATATTGGTTGGCCTCGGTGGTGGTGGTGGTTGGCATGGGATTAGCGGCGATATGGGGTGGCGTTCCACTGTGCGCCGGTCATGCGGATGACTTTGCCGGGGTCGCTGCGAGCAAGGGCGTGGGCGTCGCGTTTGGCGTTCGCACCACAAAAGGCGTAGTCAGAGCGGCGAGCGTTAAAGCGGACTATGTAATAGATTCGGGCGTCGTTGTTCATGGCGTTCTTGTTGTGTAGGATTAGGCTGCGGGAAAGCGGGATTTAAAAGCGGCAAGTAAAAGGTCTGCGGCGGTGATGGGGTCGCTGTTCTTGGCGGCAAGGGCTGCGAGGGCGTAGGCGTGCCAGCGTTCGGCGTCGGCTGGTGTGGGGGGTGGGGCGGGGGCTTTAGTGGACTCAATATGTGCTTCCATGGCGGCGTTTAGTGCTGTTAGGGCATCGCGGCGAAGTGCAAAGGTGGCTGTCACGGCGTCGTATTGAGGGGAGCTGAGCGGCGTTCCATCGGCTGCGTTGAGGGCGTTGTCATAGGCATTGGCTGCGAGTTCGTAGGCGATGACGGCTTGCTGGTAGGCGGTGGTGGTCATGGCGTGATGGTGGCAAGGGTGAGGAAGGCGAGGGCGAGGGCTGCGAGGGCGTAGGGCAGGCGGCGGGCGAGCCGGTGGGACTGGCGGACCTGGGCGCGGTTCGCGCGGCGTTGCTGGGCGGTGGTGGTGTGGGCGTGGTGCATGGGTGGGTGGGAGAGATTTGACTAAAGGGCTTTAGCGTTATGCGATGCGGAATGAACCTTGCGATGCGTCGGTTAAAACACGGCATCCATATTTTGCTTTTATCGTGTCTAAGTCTTGGCCTTTCGAGAATCTTGCGGCGTCTTGTTCTCTGCGGAAAAACCAGGCACGCTTCTTAGCGGCGAATTTAAAGGCTGCGGCTTTCAGGGCGTCTTTAACTGTGAAGGTGTCGCCGGTAACCCATAGCCATTTCCCAACGATTTCGATAATGATCCCTTGTAAAGCAATGATCTCTGAAACCTTGGCTGCAATTTCCTCGTCCATCTCAACGGCGGTTTCGGCGTCGTTGTCGGTCATGGTTTTGCGGTATTCACCGCGCAGGGCGGCGGAGTAGGCGGCGTTTATGCGCTGCATTTCCTCAAGGCTTCCGCCAAGGTCGGGGTGGTTGGCCTTGGCGAGTTCACGAAAGCGGGTTTTGATTGCAGCCTCGTCAAAGCAGGCGGCGAAGTAGTTTTGTGTGTTCATTTGGTCGGGTTGGTGGTGGTGGGTGGGCGCCTTAAAACCCCGCCACTCCTGGGAGCTGGCGGGGCTGGGTGCGGGTTGGGCCTAGTCGGTGCAAACGGCAAATCCTCGGGAGTAATACCCGGCGATGTGTTCGCCTGCGGGCACGTCTGCGCGGGTTACAATGTAAAGCGCGCACCCTCTCGGGTCGGTCTGGTGGTGGGCGATAAGGTGGGGATGGGCGGCCATTACTGCGGCGATGCGGGCAAGTGCGCCTTTTTCTCTGTCGGGCGTACGGGCTAGGCGTTTTCCGGTGTGGGTGTTGTAGGTGTGCGGGGCGTCGGTGGTGGTGGTGATGTGCTGAGAGAGTGGGGCGGGTTAAAGGGTCACGCGGTCGGCTAGGGCTTCCGTGATGCGTCCAGACCGGGCGAGGCTGTCAACGTAGTTGCAAAAGGTCTCGCGCACGTGGGCGGGGTAGTCGTTTTGCCTGCGGGTGCGTCGGTAAAGCGGGGCGAATTGGGGGAAGTTATTCCAAAAGGCGGCGCGTAGTTGGGCGGTGGTGGTCATGGGAAAAGGTGGGTTTCGGGTTAAAGGGTGGCGGCTGATTCGCGCGCTTGAACGCGCTCGGCTAGAAATTTAAATGAAGGGGCGTCGAATCGTTGTGAGTCGAAAATCAACCAAATCGCTTCGGCTGTTTTGCCCGCTTTACTAAGTGAAAGGACAAGCTCGGCTGTTCTGTCGATCTCGGCTAGTCGTCCTCCAATGGGAAAGCGGGCGGCTTGGTCTAGGGTGGTGTAGTAGATACTTAATCGCTCGTCGGTGGTGGTGGCTGGTGTTGGTGTATTCATGGGAAAAGGTGGGTGGGTGGGTTAAAGGGTGGTGCGGGCTGCGAGGGCTGGGGTGATGCGTTGCGCTGTTATTAGGGTTACGAGGTATGCACTGAATGAACAAGTGACGGTCGCGCAGTGGTGGCGCTTGCCCTTGGATATAATGCCAGCGGCGCGGGCCTGCTCGGCTAGGTGTGGGTGTGCTTGCCAAAAACTGGCGCGGATTTGCTGCTGTGTGGTCATGGTGGGGGGGTGTGGGTTAGTGGCTGCAAGTCGGTCCTCGGCTTTCCATAGTGCACGCTGCGCACGTCCTCGGGATTCTAGGGCGGGTGTCATGGCGTGGTCATAGTTAAAACCGGAAGTGGGGAGGGCTGCGGCGTGGCTGTCTGCGTCGGCGAAGGCTTTTTTCGCGCAGGCTAAAGCGCGGCGGGCGGCGGTGGGTGTGGTCGTGGTGGTCGTGGTGGTCATGGTGGGGCGTGGGTGGGTTAAAGGGAGGCGATGGGCGCGGCGATGCCTGCCCGGTCAAGCGCGGCTTGTAGCTGCTCGCCCAGGCGTTCGGCCTTGGCGCGGGCGGCGAAGTATTGGGCGCGGGCGGTGCCGTAGTCCTGGGCGAGCTGGGCCGCTACTTGGTCGGCAGTAGCGGGGGGGATGGGCGGGGGCAAGCTGGCTGCGGCGTCGGTGGCCTCAAGGGCGAGGGCGGCGGTCATGGAGGCGTAAGCGGCGCGGGCGCGGTTGCGTTCGGCTTCGGTGGTGGTGCGGGTGGTGGTGGTGGTGCGGGTGGTCATGGTGGGAGGTGGGTCGGGTGTGGTGGATTAATGCTTGGAGGCGGAAAGTTCGGCTTTATAGGCGGCTCGGTAAGTGGCCCGGTATTTTTCGGCGCGGTAAATGGATTTTAGATATGAGAGCCCCGGCCCCCATTCGGGGTTTATGGTGGATGTGGTTGCGGCGGCGGCGGCGTGGGCGGTGGTTCGTAGTTTGGCGCGGGCTAGCTTGCGCGTTAACCGGGCTTTTTCGGGCGTGTTTTGGGTGGTCATGGGCGGGAGGTCAAAGGGTTGTGGGCGTTGCGAGGGCGGCGGCGATCTCGTCGGGAGTCCATTGAGATTTGACCGTATTCCAGCAAGTGAGGGCAAAGTTTTCGTTAAGGTTGGCAAGGGCCGCAGCGTGGCGGGCTTTCTCTTGGGCAATCTTCTGGAGAGTGATCTTCGCCTCGCTCATCAGGTTGTATGATACGTGGGGAAGGTGCCTGACTGCGCGGGCGTTTTCTTCGGTGGTGGTCATGGGTGGGAGTGTTCTACGTGGAACAATTAAAGGGCGGCGAAGGCGCGGGCAAACGTGGCGCGCGCGGCGTGGCATTCGGCATTATACGCGGCACTGGCTGCGGCGTAGGCTACGGGATCAACGGCAACGGCAAGGGCTCTATCCAGATTGGTTTCGGCTGTGGCAAGGCAGGCGAGCAGGGCGGGATAGGTTTTCATGGTCGGTTTAGGTGGTGGTTATCTGTCGAGGCTTTCAACGTGTAATAACAGAGAGTATCAGTCAATACCTGAATTAAAAAAGATTTTAGATATTGTAGAAAACTTTATGCCGCAAACTGTTAAACTAGGATTTAATTTGGTAGTTATTATTTGGATACAAATTGAGGGCAAGGGCGGGCAAGGGGTGGGAATATGGGGAAAACCTGGGGAAAGGGCGGGAAAGCGTGGGGCGTGCTGGTGGCCCTAGGTGGTGGGCAAGGGCTGGCGGGGCGTGCTGCGTGTCGTCCAGGGCGTGCGGGAACGGTCAAACAGTGGGCGAAAAGCGCGGGGAAGGGGCGGGGACGCGGTTAAACAGGGCGAGCAAGGGCGGGAAGGGGCGGGAATGTGGGGCGATGATCGGGCCGATTCGCGGAACACTAAGAACGCAATGGTCAGCTAGTGTCCTAAGCAGGGAGTAAGGGAACAACATAAGGGGGGAAGGTAAGCAAGGGGACCGGCTGAGAGGGCCGGGGGTCGGTCAATTGGGAGCAATTGGAAGGGCGTGGGCGAGGCTGGGCGAGGACGAGCAAGGGGACCGGCAGGCAAGGACGGGCAAGGAAGGCGGGGAGGAAACGAGGAATTTCAGGGGGACTTTTAGCATTTTTACATGCCTTGCCTAACAGTCTTAGTCGTGCCTAAGAAGATTAGCCTTGCCTAATATATGTAAAAAGCGGGTGAGATTGACCTGTTTCGGCCCTTGTCCTGCCCTTGCTAAGTGTGTGGGGGCGAGGCGAAAGCGTGACGCACAATCGTTATTATGTCTAATCGCCCTGTAATTCCACGGGGGGCAGGGAAGTGGCGCGCCAGGCCCGGACCCACCACCCCTGCCACCACGACCGGCGTTTGCAGGCCGTCTTATTAAACAGCCCCTTCACCCAGTAATAGCTCCCACAAACCGCCCGCCAATTGCCCGCCCTTGCCAGCCTTTACGCTCCTTCCTGCCAGCCTTTACCCGCCAATTGCCCGTCCGTGCGCCTTTATTCTTGGCCATAGCCGTCCTATTGGAGCAACCGGGGGGTAGGCTAAACAGGGGGGGGGTAGGTAAAAAATGGGGTAGTATTGGTAAAAATTAGGGTAAATATTCGACTTACGTAATTTAGCAAGTGTCTGGCGATACTGGCTATGCTGGGTAAAAGTGAGGTGGTGCCACGGGCCGGGAGGAGAGTGTGAATTGCGTAAGTGGTTTGGGCATGAAAAAGCCCTTGGCCGGGAGGGGCCGAGGGCTGGGGTAAGTGGGGGGGGGGTATGGCGGTTACTTGTCAGGCTGAACGGCCAGAGCGGCGCGGGCGATCTTGCCCATTTTATTAGCGTCTTCGTAAGGGTCGCAGGCGTTTACGTTAATTTCTCGAATCTGCATGAGAGCCTTTCGCATTTTAGCGTTTTCTCGTTCCAGCTTGCGGCGTTCCTCTTCAGTGGATAAGAGCAGGGCTGTTATCTCATCGGGAGATGCCCGAGCTATTATCTGATCGCGGGAAGCCTGGGTTATTTCCATTAGTCTAGGTATGTTCACTTCCCGCCTCCTTTGGCCAGCGCCGCGATAACTGCTTTAAACAGCTTCACGTCGCGGCGGTATCTTGCGGCGATGGATTTTTCCCTGTCCGCGATGAGGAGCCGCTGTGCTTTGGTGCGCTTGGACCCGGCCTCGCGCCACAAAGCGTCTGTGCCTTCGCGCCAGCATTTGTTCGCTTGCTCGCGTGAGCGCAAAGTCTGTTGAGCCTCCGCGAGTTTTTTCTTTAGAAAGTCTAGGGCGTCAGGGGAGACCGGGACTTTGGCAGTGGCGGCACTTGCCACAACATGCCTGCGATAGTTTGCGACGAGCTGGGCGTCGTTCTGTGCCCACTTTGGCCATGCTTCGTATGGGGCGGGAAGCCCCCTGCGCACACGCGGGTTGAGCTGTCGCACAAGTTCGATGTCTGCCGGTGTGATTTCTTCGGGTAGGTTCATTTCGTATGGTTTCATGGGAAGGTGTGTGCGTGTTTAACCAGTCTTACCCCGTGCTTGGCTATCCTCGTAGCATTTCTTGGCGACGGCTTCAGCGGATTTGCGACCGGCGTAGAAGCCCATGGAGAAGCTGGTGGAGAAAAAGCCGATTAGGTATGAGAAGGGGAGTATCAGGAATATGGAGATGATTTTAAGTGGGTTCATGGTAGAGTTGGGTAGCCTGCGAGGATTTGCTGGATTCTTAATTCGTTGGCGAGGTGAATTGACGCGTCCCATTGGCGACCATTGAGGCCGTCGTGTTGGCGTTTCATGAGGAGGAGGAACAAGAGTTTTGTGAAGTCTTGGTTATTTTCGAGGATGGTATCGGCAAGTGTGGCGACTTGGACGAGGGTTTCTTGTTTTTCTTGTTCGTATGTTTTCATGGGGAGGGAGTGGCAGGCACAATAGCCGCGATGAAGTCGATAAGCTGCTTGGCGAGTTTTTCTCCTGAGTCGGGGCTTTGGAAGTCCAGGTAGATGTGTTCGGAGAATTTTGCCGGGGTGTGTTCGTCCCATCCGTGGGTATGTGCGGCAACGCTGAGCATGTGGCAGTGAGGGGAGAAGCTTACGAATATGTCGGCGATGTGTGAAGGGGTGGAGGTGGCGAGGGCGAGGATTTCTTGGATGGAGCGGATTTGGTCTGAGTGGTATCCGCGAGTGGGGGGAGTGGGAGGTGTGTTGTTCATGGGAGAGTGGGCGTGGTTAAACAGGATTTGAGCAGGTCAGAAATCTTAGGGCTGGCGGGTGGCATAGGGGGAATGGGGACGACCATGCCTTCGCCTTCAAAGTTGATTGCGTCGATTTCCCAGTGTCCGGTTTGCCACTCAGTTGAGCCTTCTTCCGACCAAATGCCGATAAACTCACAGCGGTATTGTGAACCGCTGCTAGATGCGCGCGCACGTGATTGTTCAACTATTTTGCAGATAGCAGGCGCGGCCCTTCTTAGGTCTTCATAATCCGTTGCTGACATGTGCTCCTCAATCCAATGGTCGGAATGCGGTGCGATTTCTTGCAGCGAATAGATAACGAGAACGTCGGATGTGAGCAGGCAGGTTGCCGGATCGGTTTCCCATTCTTCGTCTTCCTGATAGCTGCATTTATTGAGGGATGGGATGTAAACTAAAATGGAGTCCGGCGTTTCGCTTGGCGGCGGAGAGCCTGCGAAGTAGAGGGCAGTGTGAATGATAGTGGAGTTCATGGATAGTGGTTTCCAACGGTTTCCAGCAAGTCCGGGCAAGGCTGGTCCGGCGCGTGGTAGTGGGTCATGTAGGAGATGTGGGAAGGCTCGTCGGGCTGGAAGGCGTGGATGAATCGCAGGCAAGTTTCGCGGTGTGGGCAGTCGAGGGACCAAAGTGTGCCGTCCATGCCGTTGGGCATGCGGGTAAGTTTCGGGAGTAGTCCGTCGCAGCGGGCAACGTCGTAAGGGAGGGCGGGCATGGGGAGGGATAATTAGGACTTAGGTAAATGAAACTGAAAAACATGGGCTCCTCTTTGGTGGCTATAATGGTATTCCCATGAGTTTGCGCGAAGGTGCAGGCGGGCATGATGGAGCGCATTGACAAGACCGGAGCGTTCGGGTCTGCATCCCACCATTCGTGCCAGCATGGCGGCGCATGAAGACTCGGCATCTATTGGTAGGCGGGCTTCGCCCATGTCACGGATGATCTGCTTGTCCGTGATTGTGTATAGGGTGGACGGGGATTCTTTGGGGCTTTTCATGAATTTCGCTATTATGGGCTTAATCGAGGGAAGCGCCAAAGGCCAGGACTGAGGCTGAGCGGGATTTGGCGTCCTCGGTGATGGCAAGTTGGAGTAGTTCGTAAGTGTGGGTGCGGGTTTTACGGGCTTGAAATTCTTTATTGTTGGCGATGTAGTGGGCGTTTGATGCTTCGGCAAGGGCGGCACCGGCGTTTAACATGTCCGCGCAAGCGGCGTCGTATGTGTTTTGTGCGGCGGCGACAACTTGGCCGGTGGTGAGAGGAGTTGGGGGATTCATTGGGTGGGATTCATGGGGTGGGCGTGGAGTTTTTCTATGTTGAGTTTTTCAAGGGCGGCTCGTGCGGTAACTTCGCAGAAGGTAAGGACTGTAAGGGACTGATTGTAGTCGTATGAGGCTTGGTTAAACGCGGCGCGGTCAATGAATCGGTTGGCGTAAGCGTCGGAGACCTTGATTTTACGTTCTGCGCATTTCCTTTTAGCTTCAGTGAGGTCGGCTAGTGCAACATTGTGGGCGGCAACATTGATTGCTTTGGCCTCGGCTTCCTTTACGGCTACACCGGATTCATTGTAGGCTTGCATGGCGGCATCTAAAGCTTCGTCGGTTTTGCCGGGGTTGCATAAAGTTTCTGCAAAGACCTCGCCAAGTTCTTCGCGTTTGCGGTTAAGCTCGTCCAGCGATACCGGGCCTTCGCCGTCCATGAAGACCGTGGACGCGGGGCCGGAAACACGGGTAGTGGCTACGGCTTTAAGGATCTCAAATGTCTCGCCCGTGTGCTGGTTGGCAAGGCGTTCAGTCTCGGCTTGAGCAAGGGCGAGCGTTGCGTGGCGAACGGTGGGGGGATGGCTATTTTTGCGGAGGACGTAGTAGTAAGGTTTCATAGGCGAATAGATTTGGGTGAACCGTCATTTTCGAGGGTTTTCTTAAAGCCTAGATTGCCCGCAATGTGCCAGCAAACTATGCCCTCGGGTAACTTAAACCCTGGCGCGGCCTTGCTGCCGCCCGTTCTCAATGCCCATAATGCGGCATCGCAAGCGTCGGTGGTGAACGGTCCTTGGTAAAGGATGGGCACGACGCCAACGCAGGGAGGTAGCACGTCTTGCCACTTATTAACCCGTGGATCAGCCGTGGGCATTGCGCGGGGCGTTTCGCCGTGCAGGCACCAGCGGTCGGCATTGAACAGGCTTAGTCGCTTTTCGCCTTTTGGCAGGTTATAGCCGCGCTGGATGCCAGACCCCCACCATTCGCCGAAGTGACGGCCTGTGCCAAGGGTAAGCAATTCTTCGCGGTGTTGGGAGCACCACGTAGCAAAGCCGTGGTTGTCGTCGCCGGGGGTGATCCAGCGGTTGCGCGAGCCGGTCATTATTTGGCCGTCCTCGGTGATGAGGATTTGGGCGTTCGTGCCGTCGATTTTCTCACTGATAATGCAGTCGCGGGAGAGGCGAGCTAGTTTAGGGAATCCGGTAAATTCGGTGTTGGTGTTCATGGCTAGGTTTATTTGGTATCGTTAAAGCGTGCATCCATTGCTGCGTGAGCAACGGCAAAGTAGCTGTTACACAATAGTTTAATGTTTTCTCGTTTTACCGTTCTCTCGTTAGAAGACTTCCAAAGATATTTTACAAACACTTCTACTGGAATGTTCTCAAAAACTGTTTTGTAAAACTCAGCATCCTTGCGGAAGATAACTTGAACATTGTGAAGGTAAAGGACGTATAGTGCTTCTGTGTCGAGGGGGTATAACTCGGAGTCTTTTAGCTGTTCCTCAAAACCATTTAGCAAAAGAAGTTCCTTAAGTGCTGGGTTGGCCGTGGCGTAATAGTCATAGTCGGTTTCTTCATTGATCGTAATTTTCGGAGTGGCTAAGCCCCACATATTAGCCGTAGCAGCTATTGCTGCCATTTTACGGGAGCCGCCGAGATAGAGAGTGAAGCAAGCAGCAGCATTTTCTATTACCTTTAGCGCTGGGAGTTGGGTGTTCATTATTTTGGTAAGTTATCGGTTAAACGCCGGTAGAGCCAAAGCCATTGGCGGCGCGGGTGGTTTGGTCTAGGGAGGAGGCTGGAGTGAGTTGTGGGTAGCAGACATTGGCAAAGACGAGCTGGGCAATGCGCGACCCCTTTTTTACCATGAAGTGCATATCCGTGGTGTTGTGCAGGATCGCGCTTACCTCGCCGCGATAGTCGCTGTCGATGGTGCCGAGAATGGCGACGATGCCGGACTTTGCGGCTAGGCCGGAGCGCGGGCGAACCTGGGCTTCAAGGCCGTAAGGGATTTCAAGGGCGATGCCGGTGGGGATAACGGCAATGGCGCAGGCTTCGATGATGTGGTCACGACAGGCGTAGAGGTCGTAGCCGGAAGCGCCGGGAGTTCCCTGTGAGGGAATCATGGCGTCGGGGTGGAGAAATTTGATATTCATAGTTGGGTGAATTGAAGGGTGGTTCTGGTCCTTCGCAATCACGTCCTGTTTACATATCCCCTATGATTGCCATGGGGGAAGTGTAGCGATTCTAGTTAGGGGATAATGATTGATGGGTTTTCTGTGGTTCATGGACTAGATGTGAACGGGTGGGTCTATTTGAGCCAAGGAAGTAAGTGAAATAATTGGAGTAGTTCACTTCACGCTTATGGCGTCACCGCCAGAGGTGTGAACGATTTTTGAGCCCAAAGGAGCCCCGCCTGTGCGGGCTTTTACGTCTGGATTGAGGGCGCGGTAGTCTTTCCATGCGCGTTCAATGATGTGAGTGGTAACGGAAAGGTGTTCGGCAATTTCTATGGTCCTCACCCCGGACAGCTTAAGTTTGACAATGGCGGCGTCGAGGGCGGAAGCGGGGGTGGTTGATTTACCGGCCTCTCTGTGTCGTATGTCGGGGATGCGGGAAGTGGTGCGTAATGTGTCGCGGTGATTGGTTTTAATGGCCGGGGAAAGGCCGGAAATCTTGGGCTTTGAGAATAGGTTATCGTCGGTGTTTTTCATGGTAAAAATTCGTCAATGGCGTAGGAGAAAGCCAGTTCGTAAGTGGTGAATGTTCCTATGATGCCAAAGGCTTCGCCGGTTAAGAGAAAGCAGGACGGCCCATGCTGGTGAATGGACAAGCCTTCGGGGGATGACCAAAGGCAGATCGGGTATTTGAGGGCCATGGTTATCATAGTCTTGGTATGGAGAGTTTAGGCGAGGATTTTAGGTCTTGCTGTTCGGCGGTGTGTTTACGGGAGCTGCTTTTCATTGCGGCAAAGTAGTTGGAATGGGCGAGGGACAGGTGTTCAAGGGACTGCCATGCGCGGAATATGAGCAGGCGTTGGGCGGGGGTGGTTGTTTTGTGGTTGTAGCTTTTATCGAGAACATCACGGAGGAGGCGCAAGCGGAGCGGTTTTTCGGGGGTGACTGGCGGGAGTTCCGGCAGGGGGGTAATGTGGGTGATATTTGCGAGTTGCTGAACGGCTTCGTGCTTTCTTTGGAATAACAGTTGAAGCAAGGGGTCAGTCGGCGGGCTGGTTGTCATCCGGTAGGCTTGTTTTTATCTATCAGGCCAAGGCAGGGTTTTCCTTCTTCGGACAGAATTACGTGAAACTCGGGGGAGATATTGCAAGAAATCCCCTTTTTTTCATATTCCTTTGCCAGTTCCTCAATGCACGTAGTGGCACACTGCAATAGGTGTTCCATTTGGGCACTTGGAATGGGGCCGTATTTGGTAAATGCAAAGAGCATGGCTTGCGTGATTATTGTTTGCGCCTCGGTATTAGTAAAGGGGGAGTCTTCCATAAGATTGCCCTCGTTTTTGCCAATAATGTTTGGGGTTTCTAGGCAATGTAAAAGGCATGCGTGGATTGCATCTGCGCGTTCTTGGCCGGTTTTGCCGTTAGTGGCAAAAAACAAATCTCTTATTGTTTCACAGCATGTGTTAATGAATAATGAATAGGAGTTGAGGGACTTGGCCTCTGTTTGTTCTTGGTTCATTTCTGATAGGTGGCGAAAATATCGAATTGTGGCGAGTCGCTGGTCAGGGACTTGTCGGTTATTTCCCAGGTGTAGCCATGGCGGTGTAGAATGTCGGTAACGTCGGCCATTACATTACCTTGGCGGGCTAGTGCGCCGTGGTTAATCTCGATGAGGAGGTCGGGCTTGTGGTTGGTGAGTGTGTTTTCGGCGGAGAGGAGTGCTTTTACTTCCCATCCTTCCACGTCTATTTTAATGAACGAGAGCGGTTCGTCATTGTTTAAGATGAACCAGCAAATCCAGTCGATGGACCTGACCTTGATTTCGCTTCCGGTATTTTCAGTGCGGGCGAGATACGATGCGCCTGCGTTGGTATCGGCGATGAGTTCAACGGTGGCTAGCGAGTCCGCGTCCGTGCCCACTGCGTAATTCATCGCTATGGCACTTAGGTTAAGTTCAAGATTGTGTTGAATGTTGTATTCCAAGCAAGCAAAGGCGTGGGGGTTGGGCTCAACGGCAAGGACTACGCCCATTGGCCCGACATGCTTGGACATGGTAAGGGCGGTATCGCCAATGAATGCGCCAATATCAATGCACACGCCACCGACTTTGACGTTCTTAAGCCAAGGAAGGATCTGCCCTTCTTGAATGTCGAGACGACCTTGGGATTCTACCCATTGGGAGATATGGCTGTCAGTTTCGATTACGGCTATTCCGTGGGAGGTGAGTTTCATAGGAAGGGATTTGGGAAAAGGGTTAGCATGGGCTATTCGGAGTGGTTGGCGGTAGGTGACGCTTTAGGCGTATGAGGAAGCGGCGCGGGCGGTGTAGGTAAAACCGTATAAGTAGGCGCAGAAGGAGGTTTCGGAGAAGGGGGGTTAAGCGGTTGTTTCCTTCTTGGGAGAGCAGGTAATAATAGGCGTCGCGTTTATTAGCGTGGTCTGTGTCGGCATCAAAAAAGCCAGCTTGGGCGAGGGCAAAGTCGTGTTGGTCTAATGCAGTGTAGCCGGGTCTAGCGACAACAGATGCTATTTTCATGAGGCGTGTGAGGGCGTCAGCGCGATGAATACGGGCGGCTGTTACGCTGTTCCGGGCTGCGGTAATTAGTTCGTCAGCAATGGGTGTTTTGGGCGGTTTCATAGTAGTGGTTATTCTTTATCTTTCATTTTGGCCATGACGGCATCTATGGCCTCGCGCCAAGTTGCGCCGCGTGCGCTGACTACCGCATAGCCCATTATATCGCGGATATAGATATCAACCTCGTCGTTTACGTGTGCGTCGGTGCCTGCACGGTCCCTCCGTAGTCCTTCGGGATTGTCCTTTCCCTTCCAGCACGGCGTCATTTCGTGGCGTCCTACAAGGCTGTCGAGGAAGTCTATGCGTTGCGTATCGGTGATGGGTTCGGGTGTCATGTTATTTTGGATTTCGTGTTTGTTGCTTTTGGGGCTTTGGGTGGTCCAATATAGTTAAGGCTTCGGCAAAAACCTTTGCCGCGTCTTCGTGTTTTTTTACTAGCTTGTAATAATCGCTACCGACATACTGATAGTCAATTTTAGCTAGCTCCATTTCCTTTTTCTTACGCTCTAACACGTCGCGCGCTACATGCATGGCGATTTTCGTAGAGTAAAAGGCACGTTCGATTTGCGGAAAGGTGTCGGGTTCGGCGATGGGTTCAGGTGTCATAGTTGCTAGGTGGAAAGTTGAGGCTGGGCCAATTTCGCATCAAGGAAGTAAGTGGAAAAAGATTGACGAGGCGGCGGTGGGTGGGGCTTGCTTGGCGGCGAACCTATGAAAACTAAATGGAAGAGCTATCTGGACAAGCCCGTTCGCAAAGCGGGCCGACTATCGCAAGGAAACAAGGCCAACAAACGGCTTTTTCGCCTCCACGGTGATTCCGAGCTTATTCGCATGGCAAAGTCTGCGGATGCGCGAGTGGCGTTTATTGATTGATTTTGACAATGCCGGGGAGTGGGGCCAATGGAAGTGCTTATGAATGACCTTGAACCAACGATTGACGCGATTGATATTTCCACGGAAGCCGAGGGGCGAGGTGAAGGGGCGCTAGAATTACGCCCACCGCCTAAAGTTCGGGTAAAGAAGCAAATGAGGGAGAAGCATTTCTCCAATGCGCTGATTATCCGGCGTGAGACGGGGGACAAGGTGTTGGTCCCGCTTGAAGCCAAGGACAATCGCCATGCGAACATGGTTGTGGCCGCGATGGTCCGTGAACTGGTGAAGAGCAACATTGACCTTTACAAGAAGAGCAACGAACCATTGAAGCCAAAGGAATTGGTGGATGTGGTTACGGCTGCGAAGCTGGCGGCTGAGCTGAGCTATGGGGCTTACGATTTTAATCCGTCTGAGCTAGGGCCGGACGGAAAGGCGCGGCCACCCACCGGGTCGGTATCCGGGCTCATTACGGGCATGCAGGCAATTGGGAAGGGGATGGCAGATGGATTCGCGGAGAAGCCGCAAGGATTTGCTGCAATCATGCAGTCCTTGGACGCGCTCGCCAAGAAGACGCCCATGCCCAAGAATGTTTCGCCTAGCAAAGATCAGGACGTTTAACCGATGACCAATGACCAAGTAAAGTTTATCCACTCGCTCTTGGAGCAAGGCAAGGAGAGCTGGGTAGATGCGGCCAACGCCATTCTCTACATATCCCAAATACCGGGGCAAGTGGCGCACTACGCGGAGGCCAAGATTATTGTGCGGGCGTTCCTGCAAAGGTTGCTGGACCATGACGACTACTTGCTGGCAGCTACGTTGCTGTGGGGGAATGTCCGGTTAAACACGCTTACCCAATATACGCAGGACGTGTTTCGGGCCATGCACGAGAACAACATGCTTTTGATCCAGGGTGGGGCATCGACGAGTAAGTGTCTAGGGCCGGACATTCCGGTGATGATGCACGACGGATCAACCAAGAAGGCTAGGGACGTGGTGGTTGGCGACGTGCTCATGGGGGACGACTCCAATCCTCGGAATGTCCTGAGCACCACAAAAGGCAGGAGCAAGATGTATCGAATCACCCCTGAGCGTGGTGAATCGTGGATTTGCAATGACGAGCATATCCTGACAATGCGCGTGAATCAGGGCGACAAGTGGGCTGTGTTGGATATTCCCATTAAGGAATACATTGGATACCCGGAGTCGCGTAAGGCTGCGCTCAAGCAGTTTTCCGTTGGGGTGGAGTTTCCAGAGCAGCCGGTTCCCGAAGATCCATACATTTACGGTGTTCGGGTCGGCAACAATGAGCCTGGCGGGCAACTGATTCCTGAGTCCTACATGAAGAACAGCCGTGAGAATAGGTTTAGGCTTTTGGAGGGACTACTGGATTCTGATGGATACGTCGGCAAAACGAAAGCTACGGTCGCTATTAAAACCAAGTGGAAGTCACTTGCTGAGCAGATTGTTTGGCTGGCAAAGAGTCTAGGCTTTTACGCTAGATTCTCTGGTGACTATTCCTTGGTTTATATCAATTTTGACGAATGTAAATCAACTGCCAATGTTGGCATTGAAGTTGAGGGCATTGGGGAAGGTGAATACTGCGGGTTTAGCGTGGACGGGAATAGCCGATTCCTTTTGGGGGACTTCACCGTTACGCATAACAGCTACTCGATGGGAGCTTGGTTACTCCTTGACTGGATAAGAGATCCATATTTTACATCGGTCAAAATAGTCTCCAAGGACGAGAAGCATTTGAAGGGTAATTTGTTTGGCCATATCTACTCCCTGTTCCAAGGCATGGCTATCCCGCTTACGGATAATGACGCGGAAGAAGTGGTATGGCGGGAGCACGATATGTTCCTTGGACTGAAAGCCGTGGGTAACATTGCCGGTTTGCAGGGGGAGGCACTTAAGCATTCGTCAAGTTCCTCGGGCGACTTGAAAGGGTATAAGCCTCAACCGCGCCGCAAAACGCCTCACCCAAAGTTCGGGAACATGTCTCGACTGCGGGTAGCGGTGGATGAGGCGCAATCGGCACCTGTGGGTATATTCCAAGATTTCATGTCCGTGCGAGGTTCCTTGGACGGGCTGGACTTGGTGAAGATCATTTGTGCCTACAATCCTACCAGCCTGAGCGATAGGGTGGTGAATGAGGCTGAACCTCTCCATGGCTGGATTGAGACCGACCTGGACACGCTGTATGAGTGGAAGAGCAAGAAGGGGTGGCGCGTGCTCCGGTTGGATGGCTCGCGGTCGGAAAACGTGGTAGCCAAGAGCAAGATATTCAGTGGCATCCAGACCTACGAAGGCTTTATAAGTTTCCTGCAAGGTGACGGTGCTGACAGTTCTCCCGACTACTTTACGTTCGGGCGTGGCTGGCCACCTCTCAAGGGTAGTGCCAACACGATTATCCCTGCTACTTGGTGCGTTGAGGCGCGGGGAGAAGCTGTGTGGTTGGAGAAGCCGATTATGGGGGCAAGCGTGGACCTTGCGTTCCAAGGAAGCGACACGGCGCAGATGACTATTTTTAAGTGGGGGCTGGCAAAGGGCTGGCGACGTGCCGATGGGAAGTATGTCGAGTATGTTGACCGGACGAGCGCGGGGCGGAAGAAGCCAAGGCACGTACTGGAAGTTTACCAGATTATCCAGATGGAGAAGTCCTACGATTCCATCCAGATGAGTGAGGAGATTACGGGTCGCTGTCAGATGTTGGGGATTTCACCGGATTGGACCGTCGTGGACAAGTCGGGTAGCGGCCTTGGCACGTTCTCCCACCTTACGAAGTATTGGGGGAATATCATGGGGATTATGTGGGGCGATGGTGCTACGGATATGCTTGTCTTGGCGGAGGACCAAGAGGCCGCGTCGTCCCGGTTCCAAGGGATAATGTCGGAGATGTGGTTTGCTTTCCGTGAGTGGTTAAACCCCACGGTGGGGGCGATAATTATTAACCCCATGGTCCCAACGTCGCCACTAAACGTGCAGTTGAGTTCACGCCGGTTTAGGTATGCGAAGAACGGGACGATGAAAGTTGAGAGCAAGGACGAGTATAAGCAACGGAACCAACGTAGCTGCGATGAAGCGGACAGCGTGATTCAGATTGTGCAGCTTATCCGCGCACGGGGGCATATTTTGCCTGGTATGATGGAACAGTCGGACTCCCGTTTCAGTAATCAGGAAACTGAGAAAGCTGGGCTGGAGACGGCTGACGTTGACGAATCACTTGCAATTGGCGGAGGGGGAGTCGAATACTTGGACCTATGATGCGATACAACGAAAACGCGCAACGTAGGCCAATTGGCGGGCATCACTTTCTTGATCGCGGGCAGATTATCAGGGCGGACACGTTTCCAGAGTTGGTGCAGGCGATACAAGATTATCGCGTTTCCAACTCATGGC